TGCAGACGCCCTCGAACTGGTGCCAGTGGATTTGGTACCCGTGCTGAGCTAAAACGCCGCTCGGGAGTTTCTGTAAGGAACCGCAAAGTTGGCAGGTTCCGTAGTGGGTGGCTTTATTTTTCATGTGGTAGTTGTGGGTTGGTGGTTAACTGACGGGTAGGAGTATTACCCATGCCGGGAAAGGCGTCAACGGGTTTTTTTCAGTTCCCGTATCCGGTGAGAATTTTCTTCCGGCGCCCGGCTCGACCGCACTTGGGGATGGGCTTGCCAGCGGCAACTGCTGCCCGAGCCTTCTCGGCGCTCAGCCAAGCATTCAGAAACTTGCTGTCCTGCTTGGTGATGGTGAGACCTTCCTTCAATCGGTTTACTAGGTAAGCCGCCGAGCCTGCTTGTTTGTCCAGAATAGCTTGGATGTTCATGGTTGTGGGCGCCGGGGGATCGGACCCCGGCGAGGTTGTGTTAGAGGAAGCTCAGCGCGAAGTAGCCGCTGAAGATGCTGTGGACACCGAGACTGGCGAGGTACTCGGTTTTTTTGCGGACTTCATCCTCGGTAGGAACGGCGATTGCGGTGCGCTCGACGTTATCGAGTGACGTGAAGATGCGGCTACCGTCAGCGAGACGGATGCCCACGTTCTTGGACTTCGGGTTGAACCGCTTGATCTGGATCGACCAAGACTTCCGGCTGCTGCTGTAGTCGCGGAAGAACTGGTTGTCATACACGCCGAAGACTTCGCCCCGGGTGCCAATCGGGTACTTGCGTCCCTTGTAGATGACGACCTGCTCGCCAAACTGCAGCGACTGGATGCGAGTGCGCTCCTTGATGAGGAGTTCCTTAGCGAACGGTGGCAGGTAGACGTTGAGCAGCCACTGCTGAGCTTTGGCGCGAACCTCGGGGCTTGCGTCAGAGCGATGATAGATCGAGGGAGCGGCGTACCGTGTGGTGCCGTCTGAGATCTTGCGGATGCACTGCTTCTCGTCGTCCCAAACGATGGCGAAGAAATCGCTATCGCTGTAGCCGTTGTTCTCGGTGACTGCCAAGACGTTACCGTAGTAAGTCTTGTCGTCGTTGGTGGTGGTGGTGGTGTTTTTCATAACAGGTAGGACTTTACCTACCTTGGTAGGGGTAAGCAAAGTTTTTTTTCTCTCCCCCCCACTTAACAGAGTAAAAAAGTGTGTTTTTGCATGCGCCGGGCGCCGGGACATACCCCGGAAAAGCAAAACCCCGGAGCGTTAACTCCGGGGTCTGCTGAGTGCGCTGAGCCTAGTTGACGAAGCTCTGAGCGAGGTTCCAGATCTGCTCGTTCAACTGCACGTCTTTCGACGGCGAGGTGATGCGGCGGACGCCGTAGTAGCGATTGCCTTTCGTCAGGCTCTCCTGCACACGGTTGTACACCTGCCACAAGTTGGGCTGTGCGTCCTCTTGGCGCCGGGGAGCACTGAGGAAGTGCAGCGCCCGGTCAGACGGCTCTTCCCAACGTAGCTTGGCGGCTTCGCGCACGAACGTCTGTTCAGTCAGCGCATCGAGCTTGTGGGACTTGAGGCGCTGGATGCTGTCGATCAACTCCGGTGCGCGGCCAGCGATCCGGCTGACGGCATCGTGAACGCTGCTCGCGTTGATGCTCCGGTGAATGATCCGGGTCTTGTAGATCGATGATCCGGCGATCAGACCGTTCGAGCAAACGAAACGGAAGTAGCCGAGCGCAAACGTCAGCGCCGACTTCGCATCGTGCGAGTTGATGAGGACGATCTCCGGGTGACCCTCGCCATCGACAACCGGGAGGATGTCTTTGTGCGTGAGGCGGACAACGTGTTTCTGGAAGCCTTTGGTCTCCGCCTTGTTCGCCCTGCAGATCTCCACAGTGCGAGGCGTGAAGCCGTGTTCTTCGAGGTTGGTGATGATCTGCCGGGTCGAGATGAACCCGTAGCGATCACTTGTCGTGGACGCAGCGTGACTCGCTTCGAGAGGAGTCAGTGCGGTGTTGTAGTCGAGGTTACTTATCATGGTGGTTATTTATCTATTTTGGTTTTTGGTTTTGTCCGTAATGGACACGGGTACTTTTGCCCATGCCCGGCCCGGCGGCAAATCTTTTTTTTGCGTCTCATGCCACTCGCACCTTTCGCAGGTAAGACCAATGTAGCTGTATGGGCACTCGGTCTCGATGACGGTGCCGCCACACTCCGGGCACACGGCGTCTTGTGGATGCACGATCATTTCCAGTCCCTCCCGTACCGGGCGAGCCACTTCTCGTCCTCGTCCGGTGCAAAGCCGTTAACGATACCGGACCTACGAGCATACTCTGCCTCAGCGACCCACTGGTCGAGTGTGAGCATGTTCAGCCGGGGCCAATCGCAATTGGCGCCAATGGTGCTCCCGGTGCGCTTGCACACCCAGTAGAAGTACCCGTCACCGTTGCCGACAACGTACAGGTCGAGGTGGCTGACAGCCCGGTTGATTTGTTTTTTCGTGATCATCTGGCGCTTAATGGTGCCGGGGGTGGTGCCCCCGGCACGATGAACGTCAGCGGCGACGAGCAGCCTTCGCGGCTTTCTTCGCGGCTTTCTTCTGGTCCGCAATGCGCCGGGCCTGAGCCTGCGTCTGCTGAGCAAACGCATTGGCGAGGTTGAAGACCTGAACCTGTTGAGTGCCATGCACTCGGATGATGACGTTGCCGTTCGACTCGTCGATTCCGCCAACGAGGTTGCGTCCGCTGTACTTGCCGAATCCCGGCCCGAGCACAGCGCCTGTCTTCACCCATGTGATCCGGCGGCGGCTTTGCGCCGGGAGTTCATTGGTGATGTTGAACCTCACGCCGCTCTTGCGGAGCGAGCGGAGGAACGCGACTGCAGCGTAATGCAGCTTGGTCCCGTGATGTTCCTCGGTGAGGAACTTGTCAGCCTCGGCGACGAGGTTGTCGAACAACTCGTCCTTGCGGACGGTGTACTGCTTGCCCTTGCCAACCCGGCGGAACTCCTCGTCGAGAGGAACCTCCAGACCCCGCTCGAAAGCGAGGTCGTAGAAGGCGCCGGGGATGGTGACTGTTTCGTACTTACTCATGTGGTGGTGGTGGTGTGGTGGTTGTGGTTGATGAGGGTTAGTTCAGATTGTTCATCTCGCGCCATGCGAGATAACCAAACGTCCTGTCCTCGCTGAAAGCGTACACACCGATATCTCGGCGCCCGTTCGAGTAGTTAGCCCAAACGAATTCGTACTTCTTTCCGTTAACGACGAACGGCTCTTCGCCGCTCATCCGGTCTGCATATCCAACGTATAGTTCGTTCATCAGGTAGAACATTACCCCAACCCGGTTGGGTTGTCAAATGCCTTTTTTACAGAGTAAATCGAAAAAAAATTAGGGGGGAAAGTGCCCCACCAGCACTCTCCCCCCCGTTGTTATGCCCACGCAGACTAGCCGCCTGCGACTACTCAACTACAACATCTTTGCGTTTTGGTCTACCACCTTTTGCACCGTTTTTTGCGGCGGCAATTCGCTTGCGTTCGCTGCAAGACGATCCGCCCTTGCGTCCGATATCGGAAAGAAATTTCCGAACGGCTGCAGGCACGTCACTTTGGTTCTTCATCGCGCACCACCGTGAGGTCAGGTTGTTCCTGACTCGGCTCCTCGGCGGGAGGATTGACCACCTCGTTGGGCTGCAACTCGGCGCCAGCGGCTTTCGCACGTTCGCGGAGAATGACTTGTTCGAGCACTGCCGCTCCCACCATTAGGCGGAAAGCGAAGATGCGCGAGTTGTGCATGATGTCAGAAAAGACATCATCCTTGGAGACCTTGTCGAAATCGATCTTCGACAGGACTTGATCGACAGCATTTGCAGCGTCACCGTTGATGGCTTCTTGCTGCTGCGGCTGTTCGTTGTTTTCGGGTTGGGTTTGTTCTGTGCTCATAAAATCATTCGTTCTCTTTGTACTCCATCATTGCGTCAGCAATGTCATAAGCAATGTGTGCAATTTCAATGTCATCAAGTCCATCGTTGGACTTGTTCAACTTCGATACAAACGCTTGCATCGCAAGCCCGGCGAACCAGTCACGCATACCCATGCCACTATTCGGGCGGATCGGAGGAGTATTCTGGTCTCCGGGAAACGCCGGGACCGGGAACGCCGGGTGGTTGTGTGGTTTTCTTTTACGACTAATAGCCATCCCGTGAGAGTCATCGAACCCAAGCCGCCGGGCAAGGTTTTTCAAGAGGTAGCGGGAGTGGGATTTGAACCCACGCATGGAGGCTTATGAAACCTCTGACTTAACCAGACTTGTCGATCCCGCAATTAAATCACTTCGCACGTTGCTTTTTCTTTGCCTCGCGCTGAACCGAGTAAGCGATGGCAAGCGCCTGCTTCTTGGGTCTGCCTGCCTTCAACTCAGTCTTCAAATTCCTGACGAAGCAGTTTTGTGAGGCGCATTTTCTGATCGGCATATTATTCCTCCGGTTCCATTGGCGGGATATACGACTCGGTTGGAGGCTCGAAACCCTCGTCGGTGTAGCACTTGTCGATCTCGTCTTGAGTGAGGTCGCGGCCAAGCTCTTGCCTCTTCCTCTCAAGCTCGTCCCGAACGATGTCGTACATCTCGTCTGGAACGAAGTCCCCGGTATTGTCGCATGGAAACGCTGGCATATTAGTCTTCGCGAATTCTGAACACACCGTTCTCCATGACCAAGTCCAAAATTTTCCCGTCCTGATCCGCCCGTGTGTATACGGTGCTATTTTGCACCACATCGAGGAAGTCCTCCACAGTGGCGTCACGCCCCTTCTGTTTCAGGAATTCCTTGGTCAGGTCGAGCGAGCTATGACCCACGGCTTCGTTTTTGACAGTGTTCCAGTCAACCCAATGGAATCCGCCGGGAGTCGCATGAACTCCAAGGAAGTTGCGTAGCGCCGGGCTGTTGGCGATGACTCCCTCGATGGTCCGGTCGATGCCCGTGTAGAGCGCCGTCGAGTACACCGGGTTACCGTTCTCCACGGTGCCGTAGCTCTTGTAGATGCCCACAGGATCCTCCGGGATCGTCTTGTTGCGCCCGTAGTACTTGAAGTAGGACTCGGGGACAGGCTTCCCGGTCAGCTTCATAGCCATAGGAAGGTTGAGCGAGACGAAGCGCCAGCGGTCCAGCACCGATCCATGAATGCCGAACGTCAGGCCAATGAATCGCTGCACCTTGTTTTTGATCCCGGTAGGTCCGACATTCAGACCCCAAAACGCATTGGTCATGGCGACCGGATCGTCGAGACGGTAGATCGAGGCTAGTTGGTCCCATTTGCCGTTGTGGCGTTCCAGCATCAAAGCGAACGAGTTGGCGTTCGCTGTAGCGTTGTTGCCGATCTTGGCGTAATCGCCTTTAGTGTCTCGCCGGGCTTTCTGAACGATGTCTTTCCACTGCTCACGGGTCAGGTTGTACTCGCCGTCTATCGACCTTTGAATTTGTTCAAGTACGCGAGGGTTGCTTACCAGACGCATCCACATGCCCTCTTGGTTGAGCGGATCTAGCTGTCGCGAAAGGATTCCCCACAGGTGGTGAAGCGCCGTGATCATTGGTGTCGGACCCAAGTTCACACCGTTCTCGGTCATCAGACTCTTCATCTCGTTGACGCCGTCGAGACCTTCCTTAGCCGCCTTGACAGTCCCCGGCGCCGTCTTGGCGCCATGATAACCACCGTTCCAGAGGTTCAGAATGCTCTGCGCGTTCTTAACCAACTCGACCAATTGCGTAGGAGGCATGAGCAGGTTCCCGGACGCACCGGACTCACGCATGAATTCGAGGTAGCCGGAAAGTGTAGTGAACCGCTGAGGGTCGTTGCGGACCTTTTCCCCGGCGGCGACTACCCTGTCCGAGTATTCTTTGTACTGCTCCGGGCGCTCAGCAATTTTCAAAACATCTTTCGCTACCTTCGTAGCATTGTTCGCCGCAGCGTAGTTTGGCAACGGACGAACGACAATCGGCATGCCAGTAAGTTCGTATTTGACCACGTCTTTGAGTTGAGCCTCGCCAACCGTTATCGTGTCGCTTTCATCGTCTCCGATCTCTTCATCGTCTTTCTTTGCCTTCTTCTGCACCCACTCCTTGCTGACAATGACTGGGACGCTCGAAGCCTCGTCAGCTTTTGTGGGCTTGCCCATCACCGCTGTAGCGTCAGCTACCATCGTTTTCGGGTTTCCCACAGGCTGAGGAACTTTGCTAAGAACCTCTTTTGCTTTTGCTTTCGATGGCATCCAGTCCGGTTCTTTCTCGGCGCTTCCTTCGGCCCGTTTCTTGCCGATCTGAGCCATCAATTCTTTGACAGGCTTATCGACCTTGGCGTCTCCGGTCAGCGAATACTTGAGAGGGATCAACGCAAACTTCTGCTCTGCATAGTCACGATCCGGGATGGGCACATAGCCGTCATCGCCGGGCTTGAGCGGCATCTTGTCTTTGCCGATCCGCACGTCACGGTAGTTGACGAAGCTATTTTGCCCTCTCGTCTCCATCGTCAGCGCCCACCTAGCCCACGGGTTGTCGATGGTGCGGATGTGTGTGTGCCATGCAGACTCCTCACCGATAGGTCCAAACTCAGCAGCGTATGTGCCGTGAGCTATTGCGTCATGCACCACTCGAAGAATGTTGTTGTAGTTGAGTTTGTTCCCGGTGGAGTCCGTTCTTCCAGAATCCTGCAGAAGCGGATGGAAGCTGAAGTCCATCGGCTTGCCATTTTTCAACGGTCCAAAGGTCTCGTGATTTGTCTTGAGGAACATCAGTTGGTTGTTGTTCCTGATATCCCTGATCACAGCAGAAGAATTCGGGTATGTTTTGCTGTACGTCTCGTAGTCGTTGAGCGCCTCGAAGCGCATTCCAGCAGCGACCAAAGCATCGTATTGCTTAACAAGCTCTGCGTTTAGCTCCTCGTACGCTTTGACAACGTCTTTGTTCTTCCGGTCGTTCAGTACAACACGGTCCTGCGAGTTGCCGATAGCGTTCTGCAGCTTGACCTGCTTCGGAGTAACGTCCTCCTTGGTGAAGTACGAACGCTTGCCGTCTTTCGGCGGCGGGAGAGGTCTTCCGAGAAGCTCGGAGACTACTCGGTAGACTGGGCTTCGGAGTCTGTCGGGGAGTTGTCCTGCACCGAAAAGCTGAACCGGGTTGTCGGTGTAGTAGAGGGATCCGGCTTTGACACTTTCAGGGTCGCGGTAGCTCCTAACTGCTGCGTTATCCGTTGAAGAACCTCGAAAGATTCCGCCTGCTTCGGCGACACTTTTCGCAAAAGCTCCAACTCTTTCGGCAAATCCTGCTCCGATATTGTCCGTGTCATAAAATATTACGTTGTTTCCGTCGATGGTCATCGATTGGATCCCAGCATCCAATCGAGCCTTTTCCACCATTCGTGAAGTCAGCTTGTCAAATTCTAGTTCGTGCTTGGCAATGTGCAAGAAGCCATCGTTATCGATTGTGCCTAGTAGGTCTTTATCTCCCATTCCAACCATCTCTTCGAGAACCTCTGTTTGCTTCCATAGCTCACCTAAAGCAACCATGCGCTTCCTGACCTCGGCAACCATCTCGGGGTCCGGGGTGTTTACCTCCACGATTGCGGACACTTCTCGCCCGTTCTCGAACGCACCGAGCACATCTTTGATCGTGTAATTGACTCCGCGAAGGTCAGACATTGCGTGACGCACGGTCGCTTGATTCAGGTCGCGAATGCCCTGCCAGTCTTTCGCTTTGATCAGATCGTCAACCAGCTTGATGCGGTCGCTGGCTACCGTGAAAGCAAACTTGTATCGGTCAGTCTTCGGACGAGGCAGGAAGCTGATGCCTTCCAGCGTCTTCGCTTCGGGTTGGTACTCGACCGTGATGCCCTCCAGCGCACCTCCCTGAGGTCCGACAAACCGCACGGGAGGCTCGACGCCAGACAGCACCGGGGTCTTTCGCTCGCCCTCCTCAGCCCTCTTCGGGCGCGGCAAGAACTGCATGCCGTAATCGGTCATCGTGCGCTCGGGCATCTCTTCCGGCGTCACCTTCTTCGCGTTCTTCGCCAGAACAAACTTGCCGATTTGAATGATCTCGTCTGCTGACTTAACTGGTTCCCCGGTAGAGCGGATGTAGAAGTTCGATTGGCGAGTAGGGTTCATCCCCAACTGCACCCATTCAGGATCATTGAACTTCTCGTTAGCCGTCTCAAATGCAACCTCTGGAGACGTGTCCTGCCACTTGCCGTTGATTCGTGCAATGGTTGACTTAGATCTTCCAGCAGCGATCTCCAAAGACGTTGTTGGATTCACCATGAACTTCACGTCTTTCATATGAATTGTTGGTTCGTACGAAATAACTCCAGACGCACTGCCACCAATCTCCTTGGAAGTTGGCTGATGCAACACATTGACGTGTTCTCCCTTGTCCAAGTATGCCCTGATGTCGATGCGCGACTCGGCCAAGTCTCCCTGCTTTAATCCTGCAGCCTTTGCGACTCCAACTTTTGCGGAGCGAGCACTGGGCTTTTCTTCCCTGCCGCCCATCGTCACTTTGATCTGATCGACAGATTGTGGCTCGGGAACATCATCAAGATCCTCGTACGGAGACCTGTCTCGAACAAGAGCTTGGTACTCTGCAGCGTCAATCTCTCCGCGAATCAAACGCTGTGCCGCTGCCTGCATTTCAGGGTCACGGTTTTGAGTGACAACCTTGAACGGCATTTCTTCGCCTTCGATTTTCTTACGAGGAAGATAGCGGATGTCAGTACCTGAAATTTGTTCAGCTTTACTTAAAGCAATTTCTGCATCTGATGGCAGCTTTATACCTGAGTAATTATCGGAAATCCTTTCAAGAAATCTATCTGTGCTTTCTGGAACTAATTTAGATTGTCCACGCTCAAAAGAAATGGATCTAGAAGGCTTTTTGCCACTTCTTACACTATTCACCCACTGCAGGACGCTATTAGCAGAATACCAGTCGCCACGTTTTTCGCTTTCTTTTGGACTTCCAAGAGAATTGATTAAACTCTGCGCCCTATCCTCTAAATTTTTTAAGACTGGTTCGACTGAATCAATGTCACCAGATTCAATTGCTTTTAAATACGCAAGGTCTGATTCAGACGGTTTCTTGCTGCGATTTTTTTGCTCTGGACTCTTAGGTAAAAAGTTTTGCTTCGCATACCCGTATACAATCGGCAGCTTGCCCATCGGGTTCTCGATGATCTCGGCAATGTGATCGATACGCAACGACATGATCGTTCGATCAATGTTTTTGTCTCTAGGATCTCCCTTGCGTCGAGGGGTCGCGGTTCTATCAGGGTTCAATCCTTCCGTTTCTTTGTCGAACAGGTTTAGGAAGTCGTTGAATATATTCGCCTTCTGTTTTGCGATTTCTGCGTCAGCGTCTAGCGGTGTAGATCCCTCAACAAGCTCGCCCTTTTTGGTGTATCCGCTCCCCTCAATGCCCTTTTGCCAGTTGGCTAGGTACTTCTTCGAGAAGTCATCCCAAAACTTGTCTTTCGATCCGTTCCAGAAATCGAGACGAGCAGGCATGCGGTCAGACCATGCGTTGAGCTTGTCGAATAACCGTGTAACCGAGATCGTAGTGGCGAGGAAGTTGCCGTCCTTCGAGAACATCATCCCGATAGGAACGACATCGTAAACCTTTGGGGAGAAAGCCTGATACTTGCCGCTATCAGTCATCACAGCGGCATAGTCCACGATCATTCGGGTTCCATCGTTGCGAGCTAGAGCAGTGTTTATGGCAATGATCTTCTCTTTGATCGACTTTGGAACCACTGACTCGGGTATGTCCATCAGTGCCTTCATCTGCAGAGGTGTGAACGTCCCGCGATAAGTGTCTGAACCCGGAGCAACTGGCTGGAATCGATTCGGCGCTCCGTAGTCAGGTGTGTTGTCGAGTACTGAGCGAACAATTTGAAACCTATCCTTGCCACGTTTTTTCGCTTGTTTCGGATTCAGTATAATTGGCGTTACGCCGTCTGGCTGATAGTCAAGTTGGTTCGATATTACAATGCGTGAACCAACGGGAACCCCGGTAAGATCAATTTGTCGACTCAAGCGACCGTATCCACCGATTTGTTTAACGCCCGTCTCAGTACGTTCCCATACGCCTTCCGAAAGCGCCGGGTCTTTCATATCGATAGGAATGCTGGTGCCAATGGGCTTGCCGCTTGCATCGAATACCTGAGCCTTGACGCTTGTACTGAAGAGAGGACTGTCCGAGCCGTATCTGGCCTGCACCGCACGGTCACCCATCATCTGTGCCTTGCTAATCTTTGGACGCTCAGGCTGAGGCACAGCGGGACTGACCTGATTCTTCAGCGCATCGTATGCCTTCAAGGCGTCCGTAGCCGTCTGTACTACTTCGGGAGACAACCCCGCGCCCGTGTTGTCGGTGATCACGTCCCCGGTGCCGCCGAGCCTGCGTAACTTGTCCACAAGATTAGCAAGTCTCTTGGTCCTAAACTTGAGCAAAGCCCGGTCGTAGATGTCTTTGACGGCACCGTCTTTCTGAGGATCGATAAACCTAGAAACGCTTTCTGCAGTGAGGTCCGCCATGACCTCGTTTCGCATGTAAGCCGCTGTCTCCTCTGGCTTGAGTTGTCCGGTAGTCTCGTCGAGCAGCCCGTTCATCTGAGCGAACTGCGTTTTTTCCGCTCTGGTGTACCCGGCGAGATACCTGTTCCAGTACATGTCCACCAAATCCGATTGCGAATACTTTCCGGGGGTCACAGCAACCGTATTGCCGCTCAAGTCTTTGACCTCCTGAGCGAACAGCATGCTCTCGGAATCCTTAATTAGCTCTGCATACTCGGGGACATTTTTGAGGTGGTGTCCAAATTCGTGATTCAACGCAAAGATGGGAAGCTGTCCTGTCTTTCCAGCGGTCTGGCGAATGTAGTCCGCATTGACCACCACAGATGGGCGCTTCGAGTCGAAGATCATCTTTCCTCCCTGCTCGTTCAGCGGCGAACCCGGCTTGAATACCGTTGTGCCGTCAGGGGAGCTATAAAACCCCGATTGCGTAGCAGACTGCCACAGTCTCTCGTTGGAGAGAGATGCGTTCTCGGGGTTCCGGCGCATCAGCTTGTAGATCTCGGCAGACGAGAGGACATTGATGCCTACGTTATTCATGCCCTCGCGGAGCGTTCCGTTTCCAAGTACGTTGACCCGAGCCAAATTCCTAAGCCATAGCCTGCTGTACTCGTTTCGAGTCTGTAAGTTTGCCCGGCTAACACGGTCCAGAGTCGCCTGACGCAACTCAACCCCTTTGCGAGCAACTGAAACTTTTTCAAGTGCGGAACCTACCTCTGAAATTCGATCCGCCTCGGTCCTGAATTTTGTGGGATCCCCATCTCTGGCTTTTTGGGCAGCAGCCTCAGCATCTTGGAGCCTTTTTTGTGCAGCCTCTAAGTCACGCTTTTTGGCGTCAACAACCGTGTTCCAGTCTGAAAGACGGTCGATCTGTTTACGGCTTTCCGGGGATGAGTCACGGTATAGCTTTTGAAAGTCAACCATGTCCTGACGCAGTCTCCTGCCCTCGATGACGGGATCGTAGCCCCCGAATAACTTGTTTCGTATCTGCTGAATCCCTCGTCCTCCCAAGCTGAAGACCAAGCCGTTGCCGATCATGGAAGCCAACTCTTCATCGTCAGACGAGTTGATGGCGCCGACACCGATTCCAATCAGCGTAGGCTCGACGCCAATACGGACATAATCGCCGATATTGCCTAAGATATTGTCAATCTTCTCTCCGCCATAGTCCTGAATGCGCTCGCTCACGCTACCCTTCAGCTTGATCTCTGGTTTAGCCTCAGGGTCAAACGGTCTGCCTCGACGTGCGTTCGCCCTGTCCTGTCTAACCTCAGCTAGTGTCGCAAAAGTTCCCTGCCGTCCACCTGCAGAAATGCGTCGAGCTTCGTCCCAGTCGCTTATGAAACGAGGGAAGCTAGTGGCGAGGCGACCACCAATTGATCCGTAAAGGAACGCCAGTGGATCCTCGGTGACGCCGTAGCCGACAGCAGCGCCAGCGACATACGGGGATGCTTGGCGAATGCGTTTCCAAAATGCGCTCTGATCCATAGCCGCTTGAATGCGCTCGATCTGATCGGCTGTTTTTCCAGCAACCGTCCCGGTGACCGTTGGCTTCGAGCGTCTTTCAAGTTGCTTCTTAGCGGACTCTTTGGCGGCATTTGTTCTTGCGGTGTAATACTGGTTGATCTCTTCCGGCGTTTTTCCAGCGAGTCGTAGCTTTGCGTACAGCTTCGGTGTCATCCACGATCCGACACGCATCAAGTTCATCGCGTAACCGAATTGGTCGAGACCGAACCCGGCGGGAAGCGCAAACTCGCCAAAAATCCTGATATCTTCATCGATGTCAGGAATCCTTTCCTCTTGCACCTGATCGATTGACGCCAGCGTCCGTTGCTCGGCATCGTAGTCACGCGCAAGCTCGGCCTGCTCGCGTGTCAGACCCTCCTCGCGCATGTAGTCTTCGACGGTTGGACCGTCTAACTTTGCAATTGAGACAATAGCCGGGGAGATGATTTCCAAAAATTTCGCGTACGATGTCGGCCTTTCGGCGTTCCAACGCTGCATTGACCCGTCGAACAGTCTGCGATTCCTCCAGTTTTCAAACGAGTCCTCGTAAGAGCGAATGCCAGTAGCCTCTGTGACTCTGTCCCAAGCTGAGATGCCACCAGTAGCCACCTTTGTGGCTGTTTCGGCCATGCTGATCGGAAGACCTACCAGTGGCTCAAGAGCACTGAACATGGCAGTACGCCCGGCTTCTGTTCCTGCCGCAGACTGCTCCTCAAATTTCTTCTGCTCTTGTTGCGGCAATTCAGAGAATACAATTTTGCTGATCTCTGCGTCAGGAAGAGCCTTGGGATTGAAAAATCCTCCGGGGATTGAGCCTAGTTGCTCGCGGACACGCTCCTTAGCATCGTCAGGAAGCGTCTCGTAAGCGTCCTTCCAAGCAAAATTCTCGGCTGTGGCGTAATCGACAAGTCCCTTGCCGAACTTATATCCACCCTTAACAAACCCTACGGCAGAGTCTTTAACTTGTTCCGCGACCATCGGAACCATCCCGGCAGTGTACTCGGCGATGCCGTACCAATCTTCAAAGTTGCGCGGAATCTTGAACGGATCATCACTCTTGCGAAGGTAATCGTAAGCCGCTCTTTCTTGGGTGTCTGTCAGCGGAAATGCTTCATCTTGCTTGGACAGTTTTGCAAACTGTTGAGGAGTGAGCGTGTCCCTCCATTGAAAAACCTTCTCGTCGTATTGATCAGGCGTCTGTCCCTGAGTCATCTGCAGCAAGATGTCCACGGCATCTTCTGGAGGAGCCTCTACTTTTTGCGGCTCAGGAGTTGGTGCTTTAGGTTTAAGAGCATCTAGCTCGCTTATGGGTTCCGGCGCCAAAAGTCTTGAAGGATCTTCAGGCTCTTTGTCTATTTCTTCGTCCGCCTTAGCCATTAAGGACTCTGGAGTCTCTTGCTGTTCCTCTTCCGGTTCCTTGCCCTCCTCGGAATCGATAGCGGAATCGGCTTCCGCCATAATATCTTCGATGGTCATACGCCGGGACTATTGAGATTCTTTTTCTTCTGCTGCGCGTTGGCGTTTTCTAAGTTCTAGCAACTGCTTCCAAGACGCTTCGTATTCTGGTGTGCCCTTCTTCATCGACATCAATTGCGTTGCGAGCGAACGAACCTGTTCGTTTAGAACTCCTGTTGTCTCTTCCATTCGCTGCTCTGCTGCCTTCATCTGACCAGCAAATCCACTAACATCATAACCTGAATCTCTAAGTGCATTAAGTTTTGAAAGTTTTGACATCATCACTTTGTCACTGAGATTCCTAAATTCTCTCAGAACTAATGCTGGATATGTTTTGATGTTTGGTACCAACTTCATGTACCTAGCCACGTCAGTGTCTGTAAGGACACCCACCTCGCCAAACACGCCGCGAGCCAATCCCGGAACAACACTGGTTACAAGATTTTCAATTTCTTGAGCGTCAACATCATAGGGGTTTGCCCCGCGAACACGACCAACAATCGGTCCACGCTGCTCAAGTTTGGTAAGTTTATCATTGATGACATTAAGCGTGTATACGACCGAATCAAAGTCACCCAAGGTCTTCGCTTCCGTTGAGGTCAATGTCTTTCCTCCGCCACCTTCAGCGGTCTTTTCTTCTTTTGGAGTAAGTCGCTCTGGCATGTTGACCATGAAGTACACGCCCCCTTTTTTATCTTTGAGTGTATCCACTTTAGGAGGAGCAAATCCTTCCGGCATCTGCATATTGGACATCTCGTACGCTCTTTCTGCTGAGCGATACGGTCCCGGCTTAAATCCTTTGGGGAGACCCTTGGGTTTTTCACCGACAGGTTCCATTTCAGCCAGAGGCTGACCTCCCTGTGCTCTTGCAGCCTGCTCAAGCAATGCGCTTGCAAGCTGTTGGCGATATCCGCCTCGGGCTTCGCGAACCTCTCGCTCCATTTCGGGAGTGACAAAAGAAACGTCAATGTCTTCCAAGCTCAGGCCAATGTCTTTGAGCGGCAACTCGTCAACGGGAGCCGCCGGGGGAACGCCCTGAGCTTGAGCCATAAGATACTCGGGAGGAATCGCGGAAATGTCCGCCTCAGCCATGCCCGGTTGTGCTCCGGGAAGTGCACCAATGTTTTGAAATCCGTACGGAGCAACTTGGCTGAGCGGCGGAAGATCTGCAGTCTCCAATTCCTCGTCAGGGATAAGAGGATTTGTCGGAACTCTTACGGCGCCACCTTCCATCGGAATATCTCTGGTAGGCTCGTCATTGGGCATGTCCTCCACGGCGACAGTACCGTCATCTTTATAGACTGACGGCTCCGTTCCATCGCTCACCCTGTCGCTCAAGTTTTCTTCATCGTCGAGAAAATCAATCTCTTCTTCGAGTTCTGCTTCTTCCTCTGCCGCCTTTCTTGCACCAACAAGATCGAGCCTTGACTGAATTGTTTTGTTAAGTCTCTCGTCTCGCTTCTTTTCTGCTTCTTCGTATCGTTCTTGCTTTAGAAGCTCTAGCTCCATCTTGCGGTTCCAATTACGCTCTTCTTTTGCAAGAGCTAGATCCTCTTCGCGCCGAGTCATGTAACCAGAGATCACTCCCTTGCCAATGTCGGTGATGGCAGAAGCAATTGATTGACCAACAAGACCGCTCTGATCTGGCAGAACCACTGGAGCAGGAAGAGCCGCGAACCTAAGGCCAGCACTTTCAGGAACAACAACTTCCTGAATGCGCGGCATGTCAGCCAGCGCCCCGGCGCCTCCGGTGCTGATGCGAGGGCTGAATTGGTACCCAGCGGTCTTGTAAGCCATAGCTAAACCTTTTTACGATCCGCCAAATGCAAGATTCGGAGCTTTTGGAAGTCGAAATACGTTGCCCGGTGTGTTTCTTCCGCCACCCATTTTGTTGGCGGCAATCATCGCACCCATGTCGCCTGAAGCGGCTCCTGTAGGAGTATTCGCAGCAGGGTTGTTATTGGTGCTCGCGGGACCAGCAATGGCTCCGCCAATTTGAAGCGGAGCACTAACTCCAAGGTTTGACAAAGCCTGCTGACGAATCGATCCAAGGTCAACTCCGCCACCAGTAGCCGCGCCACCAGCAGCAGTGTATTGAGCATCTTGAATTTCCTGACGAGCAACGTCTTCGCTCCTAGACTCTTGTGCAAGACGAGGAAGCACACCTTCTGTTGCTGTTGTAAAACTCTCCTGCATAGCGTTATACGCTCCAGTGTTTTGAGCGTTCAAAGCAGCCTGTGCATCTGCAGCCTGCTGAGCGGCAAGCGCATTTTGCGCGGCCTGCTGTTGTGCTCTAGCTATAGCTGCAGCGTGAGCCGCCGCCGCCGCTTGTTGTGCCCTTAGCGCAGCCGCTTGTTGTGCTGCACGTTGCGCTGCTTGCTGCTGCGCTTTATTATTTTTACCCTTTGAGCCTCCCATATTATGATCCTCCGAATGTTATATTTTTTGCTTGTGGAAGTGTGAAAGTATTTTGGCGTTGAGAACTTCCTCCTGCTCCCATGTTTGCAAGCTGTGAGGCTGCAGTAGTCATTGCCGGATTTTGTCCAGCAGCCGCGCCCACACGGTTCATTGCCGTGCTAGGAAGGGTGCCAGAAGCCGCTCCAAGGTTCTTCAAAGCCTCTTCACGCGCAGCATTGATATCGTATCCGCCACCAGTTGCAGCAGCGCCAGTAGCGGCGTACTGCAGAGCGGCAGTCTCTTGCGCCTGAGCATCTTCCAACTGTTGACGTGCTTCTAGATTAGCAAGATTGGACTGAGCGTTTGTGAAGCTCTGTTGCATCTTCTCGCTTGCGGCAACATTTTCTGCTCTTAAAGCAGCCTTTTCCTGCTCAACACGGGCACGTTCCTCAGCTTCTTTAGCTGCAGTTTGTGCCGCTTCAAATTGTGCAGCCTGTTGTGCCATCTGCGACTGAATCAATGCAATCATTGCACTGTTGTCAGGTGCTGGTGCTGGTTTAGATTTTCCGCCGCCTCTGCCTCCCATATTATTATCCTCCTAGTTTTTTTGGTTGGTTTGTTTATACAATAAGTCCGGCGTTTTGTCGTGATTATTTACGCAGCAATTCGCCGAGCCGAAGATTTGCAAGGTTGTCGCAATATTTCACTATCCTTTGTAGTTAATATTGGATCCTGATCCGCTCCCACGGTAAGAAAGTCCGCTAAGAATTCCACTTGCTAGGTTTCCAACTCCAGAAACCAAACCTTTTTGAACCGCAAAGCGTTCATCATTGTAGATTTCAACAGGAGAAAGCGGCGTGAACTGCAAGTTGTTTGACGAAGGATTCTGACTGTACTTCTGCACATCGCGCCACTGGTTAAGCGGCTTGGGTTGTGTTGATCCCATTTGACCAAATTGCTTGGAAATGTCCTGAGACGCCCCGAGAAAAAGTTTAGCCATGTTTGCGCGGTCTTGCTCGCCCCTCTGAGCGGAGATTTCATTTCTCCAATCTTGTTGAGTTGGAATCGTTGCCGTGCGAACTTCGGGCATCGCGCCTGAAGTTGGTGATCCGCTCTGTTTATTTGCTCCTCCCATATTATTTCTCCTTGTTCCAGACTATCGGACGAAAACCAAGATCAGGGATGACTACATCCTCGTACGGCGCTGCATCCGATATGTTGCTGATGGTCGCGTTTAGCTTTGGGCAGAAAACATGTCTTCCTTGGTGCCTATCGACGCAATTAAAGCACACTGGATAAAAGTCTGCGTTAAGAGATTTGTCAGGATTATTGATCCACCTTCCATCCACCTTGATGTATCTGGTTGGATCTGGCTCGACACCATTGTCTTCTAGGTACTGAAAAATATCTTTATCTGACCAGTCTCGCATCGGATACAAGGAAACCGGAGAACCTTCGTTGTACCGAATGTCCATAGCCAAAGGAACGTGACCCTTGATCAAATCAGTGTCGCAGTATTTTGTTCCAATATATACGGCTCCCCACACCCAATTAAACGTGCCCGTAGGACGATAAAGAAAGTCATCAACGCCGCACAAGAAGTCTTCACCCGGTTTCGGGCGCTCGGTTCCCAAAGACATCCCAACGCACTTAGAACCCCACTGGTAGTACTTGAGCATGTCGAAGCGAGGCTCGCCCGTTTCTACGTCAGGTCCATCAGTAATGGCTACCTTGGACGGAGCATAGTCGTATACCTCCAGATTCCAGTCTTTGATTAATTTGTCGGAGTATGCGTAACGCCAGCGCAACTTCGGCTCCCTGTACTGAATGACCGGAACGTCTATCTTGCATCTAAACCGTAGAAGGTGCAGCAGCGCAGTGGAATCCTTTCCACCAGACCAAAGCACAACAGATCGCGGCCAGCGTTTGTGCCAACTTATGGCTTTTTCTATCGTTGTATCTATGAGGTTTTGCATGGTCAGATGATTACAGCGCCAAGAGCGGCGCCTGCAACTGCGCCGCCAGCGCCAATGTATGCACCAGTCATCTGGTTTTGATTTGAGGCATTCTGAGCCGCCGCCTGATACATTGCCTGCTGATAATTCTGCCTGTTTTGCTGGTTAGCTTGTTGCAGTCCAAGAATGTCTTGATATCCGGCGGTAGGAACAAACATTGGAGACTGTAGCTGCATGCCCCGAGCGGCATTGATGATGTTCTGCTGCCACCCGGTCAGGTTTGCCAAGTTTGCGGACTCGGATGCCTGCTTTGCCTCCATGAGTGCTCCCGGATCCAGTCCGCCTGTTGGCGCCTGAGTCGCCGCGAGATACCCCTGCTGAGCGGCTAAATTTTCTAGATTGAATTGACGAGCAGCCTGTGTTGCTTGGTCAAAGATAGCAGACCTACCAATGGTAGAGTCCCGAGAAATTCCAGTCTGATCGAGGTCAGTAACGCCTTTGCGCTTTGCAAACTCATTCATGTACTTCTCCAGCGCCTCTGAAGAAGTTGCGTCCGCGACACGCTTGCCGATCTGCCTACGCATTTTTGCAGTCTCAGGATCAGCCAACTGCTCAAACTGTCTGGACCTAGAAAGGTTTGCCATGCCCATCTCAGCCGCCTCTTCGGATGTCTTCGCGGCGTTGAATTGCTGAAGATTCGGGGCAAGTTGTGCTGCTAATTTTAGCGCCCTCTCTTGACTCTTTGCTTGCTGCTCAAAACCGAGCATTCCAAGCTGAAAATTCAAGTTATCAGCAGCCAACTTGGCATTAAGAGTCATCGTCTCCACCGTGTTATCCGGTTTGGAGATGTATTTTCCGGGGCTTACTGTTTGTCCTCCCATATAGTTCCTTCTGTTTAAGTTATGCAGTAAATCTCTCTGTACATTCTAGTCAATCCTAATCGAGTCATCACCTCGTTTGTAAAAGTTGGTCTGTCTGTCTCTAAGGGTACGCCGATATAGCCAATCCCCTTGGCGAACTGAACGTGACTCTTGTAGTCGTTCATAACTCGAACAGCGTCTCGCGGACTACTGTATTTTGGGTGAAATGCAGGGTATACGACAGGAGCAAAAACGTGGTCCGAATACCCAACCAATTGACCGTTTTTAACGTGAGCACACAATGAAACGTGTGGACTCTCGACGATTTCGTGGTCGAAGTCTTTGGCAAATCTCTTGACCTCCTCAAACGCTTGAGTTCCGGGTACCAAAAATTGGTAGTCTATACGACTTGAGTCCATATTTATATTATTCCGACAAATGTTTCGTTTTGACCAGAGAAACCAGAGAATTTTCTTGCTTGCTCCTGAATAATCGCTGCGCGTTGCTGACTTGTTTCGCAAATTGCACAAGGTAAGCATGATTGATTCGCAAGCCGTATAGGAATAGAAGAGTAAAGCGGCGGTATCGGATCATCAGCAAATGGGCTAATAAACCTGTTTGGAAACTCTGTAACTGGTACAGAAACCTGTGAGATAGTTGGCATGTTAGCAGGGATTCCGTGCTTTGTATTGCTGAGCCGCTGCATTGGCGGCTTGAAGAGCAAGCACTCCAGCCTCTTCTTCGGCATGAGAGTATGAAATAAATGAAAGATATGTGGCCGAAGCTGTCGCAGAAACAGACGAGGGACTGTTGCTGCATGGCACATTTACGGTCTTGTATACCTTTGCGTACCAAGATTTGGCATCACCTATCCCGGTGTCGTACGGGCTTTCTTTCAGGTCAACTGATATACTGTCTCCAGACTCCCCAACAACACATGATATGGTTTCGTTAGATGTTGGAGATCCAATAGATTTTTCACCCCACGGGTCTTGAAATTGTCTTACAATTTCCACGCCAAATTCTCCGCACCATTCTATTAAAATTGTAAACGCCTTGTCGATGTCAGCGGTGTTTGGGCTTTCGCAAGTAACGTAAGAAGGCTTTCTTGTGGCGCTTTCGGTCACAAGTCTCCGATACTGTGTATTCAAAAAACCAAGTTTGTCTATCTCATCGACAAACGGTGAATGCTCGTACTGATACCTGTCAGTAACAGACAGAATTCTTTTTTGTAAAACTTCTTGGTAAGAACCCTTACTTCCACGATAGCTTACCTTTACGTCAACTGTTCCTCCAATCTCTGTGCCCTCGATTTCTGCGTACACAAACTGCTTCAGGTCCATGCCGTCTCCAAGCATGGCTGTTTCTATCTGAGCGTATATCCTTTGGAACAAAGAGGTCGTTGATCCGTCTGCATTAATATTTAGATATGAGTCCACACGCTCGGGCATGAATGATTCCCACAAATGATTGTATGAACCATCGTTGGTAGCGGCATAGTCGATGGAAAACTGAAAGCATCTAGGCTGACCGTCTACTGTTCCAGTAGCCCACTCAATAGGTCTTGTTCCGACCCACACGCCGCACCAAGCCGGGTTTCGGGACTGTCCCCACTCTGAAGCAGCCGCATAGTCCAAAACCATCGTAGCCGAATTAATATTTTCAAGGTATGGGACCGAGTAGAGGAGATAGTTCTCGAAAGATGTGGCGCATATGGCTTCTTGGTTGCCGGATATGAAACGCTTTGTCCGCGCCATCTCAATGTCCTTGTAGAGAACCTGAGACGAGAGATACGAGGCTGCAGCAACGTCAGCAGCGACAAGACCTCCCTGAGAATACCACCACATTTGACCTGCTTGAAAAGCTATGCTCTTCCCGGCGATGCATCCCACGGTTGGGTATAACGTGTTTTGAAAGTTTTGTGTGCTCGTCCACGATTCACGATCAAGCACACCTGAAGCCAACGAGAAAGTGGACCTGTCAGTGAATACGATCAAGCGAGTGTCTGTGTTTTGACCAACGTATGAGACCAAGCCTGTGACTGGTCTGGAAAAGCTAAAATCACCTCTTCCGGCGCCAGTTGTTCTTTCCCTCCAACTTGTTGGGTCGCCCAAGTCAGAAGCCAGCACAATGTTCTTGTCCGCTATCCACATTCGATTGCCAGAGTAAGCCATCCATGTTCCGACCGGAATGTTTTCTGACTGAACTCCAGTTGTGTTTGAGCCGTCCCAATAAGAAGGCGCAGAAACGCCGTCCTGAATCATTACCATACGATGTGCAGGCGTAACGGTAGCATCACCTCCAGAGCTAATGCTCGCGGACTGCGTAGCCAGAGCAAACACACACTGGCTGACGTTGGGATCCATCTCTATTCCTGTAAGCTGGTAGTCAGACCAGTTCTTTGGCTGCGACAATGGAAACGGTGCGTAGTAAACAATGCCATCCACAGCAAAAACGATGTACGGGATTTCTGAGGCCACAACTCCATTGCCATCAGGTGTAAATATTTTTGCCGGGGAAATTACTTGTTTACCACCAACCGTGTTTTTTATCGGTGCGCTAAACTGCTTGTTGCTCGCAAAGAATATGCCTCCTTGAAAATTTCCAGCAGGAAGAGATAGGCGCATGGAATACCCCGGTCGAGTCTGTGCAATTCCTCCGCGCACAGTGACGTTTACTCCCCACTTTAATTGGTTCTCCGGTAGCGCCCACGGGTTGCGTACACTATTGACGCCCTGAGTCCAACCAGTGCTGACCTTTACAAGTCTTCCAGAGTTAATCTGATCGGATTTCATGCTACGTCATTACCGGGTCAGTTCCGTCTCCATAGGTAATGTTGTTAATCTGAGGAGTTGCCATCGCATGACCGTCCAAGCTGTCCTGCTGGTTCCTGAGGTAGTTAAACGCTATCCCCCAGTAACGAGTAGCTTGATCGGCAAAGTCTTTGTCTTCGAGATCAACAGCATGCAGTGCTGTCAGAATCGCACGTTCATGCTCGATTGGAATATAGTCGTAAATAGACGTGATATTTGGCGTCTTAACCCGGTAGATAATCCTTACCCACGCACACGGTTTTCCAACGCGAACTCTTCTATACATTGGATTGACCTCACTCGGGTGATATTGCCCGATAAGCGTCATGTCATTCGTGCGACCGAAGTCGAACGCATAAAGAGAAACAAATCCATCGGTCAAAGGCTTCTCAACATTAGAGACAGACTTGACGAAGATTGGATCCTCAACAGCATCGATGATAAACGTGCTGTCCGCCGAGTTGCCTGCTGTTAGAAAACTGATTCTTCCCGTTGTAGACGGTTCATTCGTAGCGTTCGCTTTGGTGGCATAAAGCTCAAAGGAGTTCGCGTCCAGTTTTCTCACATAGTAACTCGTCCCCGCAACCAGAGGACTTGGAAGAGTGTCCCCGTCTCTTGGACGTACCGTTATGGACTGTCCTGTGTAATACAACGATGCTTCCGCATCGATGCTTGTGGAAGGCTGAGCCGTCAACATTCTTTCGATGTCGATGCTCAGGTGACCAATGCCCGGAGTGGTAATGATCACAAGGTTTCCCAAGGAGTCATATAGCCTGACATTGTTTCCGAAAATTTTGACCGTGTAGTCTACGCCATCAACCAGTGGACTCGGAAGCGTTCCAGAAGATGACGCCCTCACAACTTCTCCGTCTTGAAGAAACTCAACCGTGTCGGGTTCGATCAAGTTGTCGTAAGGCTGAGGAATAACTGATGTCCTGACAGCATAGTAAGACTGACCAGTGCCAAACGATAGTATCGTGACAAGCCCATCGGTCCCTCCGTTTTGAGCGTTTGTTTGGCTATTGTAAGCTCTGGCAGTCTCGAATGTCGGATCAATGTTCAGCCAGAATTGCGTGACACCGTTGTCGATTGCTGGGGATGTTGATGGAAGCGCAAAGTCTGTTCCAAAGAATACCGGAGCAGGAGTTGTCAAGCCCGAAAAGTCACCAGACCATCTATTCGTCCAACCCACCGAGAACGGTCTGGACAGCAATACATAGAACTGACCAGTGCCCGTACTTGTAATGTTCACGGGACTGTAGTCCACGTTTACTGCCGTGAACCCTGACGTTGAGAACGGAGCCTCCGCTCGGTATGAAGAACCTTGCGTCAAAGGAGACGGGAAAGTTCCGGTCGTAGAGAATGAGACGAACACTCCGGTTGAAGGTCTAAAAGCAATAGTGGGTGGAGACGTGTATCCCGTACCCTTCGTTATAATATTTACCTCAACGATCTGCCCATTCTGAACGACAGAAGTCGCGACTGCACCGGAACCACCACCGCCAGTGATGACAACAGCCGGGGCTGTTTGGTAACCTGATCCCTTACTTGTTACTACAATTTCTTCTAAAAATGATGTCGTAATAGAAACAACTGGTATCGATCCTGAGGGTACGGTACCTCCGCCGCCACTAAACGACATTCTAGGAGGAATAATATACCCAGATCCGGGACTGTTTAGAATAATTCCAGCGATGTTATTGGTCGCATTAATCTGTGCCGTAGCAGTGGCTCCGCTTCCAACTTCTCGAATCTGAAATCCAGCGATTCCTCCAGTTGGGGTAAGTCCCGTGATGGCAACTTCTGCTCCACGTCCGTTTTGAGCAACGCTAAGATCGATAACTTTTACAGTGGCATCAGGTTGATAACCAGAACCAGCAGAGCTTACTGCCACAGAAGTTATGACTCCACTTGTCACTGTTATAGCAAAAGATCCGGGCGTTGTATTGCTGCCAGAAATCTCAAGAGTAACTTGACCAGAAACATACCCGTCTCCGCCAGCGTCCGAAAAAGAGACTGTCGGCGCTGACGTGTATCCGCTTCCAATGGGAAATGCAGCCGTAAACGATGTGACAATTCCAGAGGGATATCCCTTGGCTGCGCCACCAGTTCCCGAAGCCGCTGGAAGATTAAATCCGTCTACGATTATGTTGTTTTGTGAACCGACAGAAACAGAAGCAGGTAAAAGTTTTACCAACGAGTTTGTCCCGCTTCCAGATGACACCATATTAATGGCGTTTGTATTAGTGAATGCGTCAGATGCGGACGGGTGAAGAGTTACCGTCTTGGAATTAATTGCCCGAACATAGTAGTTGCTTCCTCCGATCAACGGTTGAGGGAGTACGCCACCATTGGTCACTGCTTGAACCTGATCTCCGGTAGCAAAAAAGTGATCCACATTGAATTCTAGCTCGGTTTGTGGAGATACACTTTTACGGATATCGACATTTATCGAGTTTATGGATCCCGAGGTGTATACGGGATCACGATTGTTTTGAGCGTCAGACAGCGATGCAAATATCTGAAGATTTAGAGGATCAATGAGGTTGGCAAAGTATGTTGCTCCAGAGATTAACGGTGCCGGAAGAAGTTGCGCCGGGAAAGTTACCGGATTCGCCGCATCGATTGCGACAAGGGGGGTTTGAGAAAGTTTTAAGGCAGTAACAACGTGAGAAGACCGGGAGTCAGAAAACTTAATCTGACCAGCATCTAAGACACTTTGTAATTGAATGTGGTAGTCTCCCGCTTGAGCATTTAGAGAGTCGCTGTAAAGCTGAATAGTTAAAGAGTCTACAACCCCTACATAGTACCGCTGTCCGTTCTGAAGCGGCTCCGGGATAGTTCCTGTTATAGCAGTGATTGATCCGCCCTCTCCAGAGTTGAGCGTGTGCGGAGTTGTGGTAGTAAATTTTCCGAGAGGTGTGATTGCGGCGTCCCGAGTGCGGATCGTCGATCCGTCAGGGGTGATGGTACCAAACTGAAAGTCGCTCTGGCTGTGGATCGGAAGAATGAGACCGTCTACACCAACTCCGTTTGTTGTCTGGCTCCTAAGGATTCTATTGTTTGAGTCTGTACCCAATATCCTGAGGTGCTTCCCGGCGTCATTGTCAGATTCTGCGACAGCAATCAATTGTGACGGCTGAACGATGTCCATCATGGTCGCAACAAAGCCCCGGTCATCCCATGCCCAGTCTACCGTGTTGTAGACTCCGCCCTTATTGACGTGATACTGGAAAAGACGGTTCCTGAAATAGACAGGGCTTCCATCGACGTTAATGGCTAGTGGAACCTCGATTTCTCTTGGTAGCGTGACGGTACACTTGTCCCATCCGGTACACACATCCACCTCACTGGTGACGTGCATCCAGTGACCAGACTCCATGAGAGTCTGTAGGGCTTGAGTCAGTTTTCGGAATATCTTGGCAGTATCAGTGGTGCCAAGAATCTCTGCTGCCTCGTCAAATATCTGCGAGACAAACATAGTGCTTACACAACTCCACGCTGACTGCCCTGCATCGCCATTTCCTCCAAGAACGCCTCGTCGGCTGGAGCCATCGGGGCGCCCTCTGGAGCCATCTCAGCGTCAGCGACAACGGTCTCTGCGGCGTCCTGACTGGCAATACCTGCAGCCAATTCGTCTAGCGCCGTAGCCAGTTGGACAACGATCTGATGGACTCCCATAAAGGTTTCCTTGGGAATCTGCATCATCACCTTGCCGCCGCCCTCGGGCATTTCGGCGCCCATAGGCATGGGGAGCATAGGCTCCCCGGCGCCCATGTCCACGGGTGCGTTTTCAGGCATCATTGCATCGGCGTTTGGAGCCGGATTTTTGTCTGTTTTTTTAGCCATAAATTAGTCCTCTTCTTCTTCCGACTCGTCTTCCTCTTCTTCAGATTCGTACTTGGAAAGTTCGCGCTCAAAAATGTCTTCGGGGTCTTCTTTCTCCTCTAAATCCACAGAATCTTCGTCGGGCTTAATTCCACAAATCTGAAGCTCAACGCTGTAACGCTTCTCGGTGCCGTTTTCGGTAGAAACCGTCTCCTTGCGTTCCATCACCTTTTTGAAATGGATTGTCGCCGTGCCACTTTCTGGGAGCGACTCCATTCCCTTTGCATCAGCGAAGTAAAGAGATGGATAGTGGTAGGAAACATCCTTCACCTCCATCGGTCTTAAATCGGAAGAAGAAATTTTTTCTCCGAGATCGATAAATCCATCAGGAAGTTCCATTTTTTTGTCGGTGTATGCCATATTTTTCAGGTATTAAAGTTCTGCAGAGAATCCTAGAAATGCGTTAGTAGTGGCAGCGGCAATCGCCGCTCCTTGCCCGGCGACCAGAGCGGCTCCTGCAGTAACTGCCACTGTCGCCATATTGGGGGACGCAGTGACAAATGATGGAACGACAGTGGATGTCGTGCTGGTCGCAAGATGAAACAAACGATAGTCCGCCACGTTTCCAGTCTGCTCAAGTGCCGTTGGGGCGCCTCTCATGGTAACCGGAAACGAAATAAGCGCATTTGCGACTGCTGTTGTAGTAGTGAAGCCTCCGCCAAAACGGTCTGCGTTCGTGCTTGCGGCAGAACGGTAATAATATCTCTGACACAAAGCCAGTTCTTCACCAATTGGTCGCACCTCAAACGGAGTAGCAGCAGTTCCCGGTTCAAGCTGAACATCGGTGATGTAAAGAAAATCGCCAAGTGTCGTGTCATCTACGTCACTCCATATGAACACGATAATGTTTTTTGCGTTGGCTGTATCCACGTTGGCAGCAATGGAATAAGTCGCGTAAGCTGTTGTGACGGCAAGATTAACCGGAGTGTTTTCGTATACGGCATCAGCGATCAAGGTGGGATTAGTTCCTTCGGCTCCCCATGCAGAAATAATATCGCTTGTAACAGCATCAGCAGCACCCGTCCACGCAACAACCGCCGCTTTGATATTGTCCAGTTTTGCGACAGAGCTAACCCTTGCCTTGAATGTCAGCGTCACATTGCCGCCAATCAATCCTATGCAGTTCTGTTGTTCAATAATCTGAGCAATGCCGAATTTCTTGTTTATCGTTTCTACGTCCAAGGCAATGGCAGAAAATCCTCCAGTAGGAATTTCTGTCGTTGTGCGCGTGATGTCTACCACATCGTTGCCGTCAGAAAGAACATACCAACGGTCAAGATTATAAGTATCGTCGTTGTTGGATCCTGAAACAAAACTTGTACCACGCTGAGCTACGCGAAAGTCGCCGTTGATGATCCGATTGCGTAAACCAGTGTACTGCGGATTAGCCAACTTCGAGAGTGTTACCGCATTGTTATTTATTTTCGCACTCGTAACCGCATTGTTTGCGAGCTTCAAATCGTTAATAGCACTGTCAGCAATTTTTCCGGCGGTAACAGCCAAATTTGCGATAGCTGTCACACCCGTATTGTTGATCGTTACATCTCCTGTAACGGCAACCTTGGTCGCGACATTACTACCGTTTCCTACGAGAATATTGGCGCTATCCAGTGCAGCCAGCTTGCTAAAGTCAATTGCTGCAGACGGGCTGAGATCCGCATTAACAATTGTGCCATTTTCAATGACCGGACTTTTGATTCGTATTAATGACATAGCTTTGTTGTTGGTTGATATTACTATTTAGCAACCCATCCAGTATTTCCAGAACCAGACTCTTTGACCCAAAGTGTTTGGTTGGCGCCTCCAGACGTATTTGTGTAAATACTTCCGACAGGAGCAGTGATAAGACCGTTTGGTACTCCTGATGCGCTATACCATCCAGCAACAGGGCTATTGATGCTTACCGCAACAAGATCCACGCCAGTTGGTATCGGTGCTGGCATAACTAAAGTGTACGGTAGAGACGCTGTGTTAAGGGTGTAACTACTAGGATCCTGTATTACGCCCCCTACAGATACAATATAAGCTGTTGTGCTGGTGCTTACGGCACCTGTTAGGCTTAGCGTTGTCGCCACATCGTTTCCGGCAAGCGACCAACGCAATCCTCCTTGGGGAACTCCCAAGGCATATTGTGGAACTGTAAGCTCGAAAATTCTAAGCAAATAGCACAGCGTTCCTTCTCCGGGAAGTCGAGGTATTGTCGGAACGTCCGCCGGATTATTTTGAGGATCGCAAGCAATGTTCCAAACAACGCGACCATTAACCACAGACTTTGTAATAAAGCCAGTGCCAGTTTGAGGATTGTAAAAAGATCCGTAGAGAGCAGTAACAAGATTATCGATCAGTGAAGGAACGCTCTCGGGGCTGACCTGAGGATAAGGAATATCCTGACGACATACATTGTTATAGGGATCGCTGCAGTTCGACATATGCGTAAGGTTTGTTTGAGATTATTTTCCGTTTAGAGTAATGCAAACACTTTTTAATAGAACGGAAAAAACTCTGCTCTCTGGCGAGAGCAACCTTCTCCCATTCCAATCTCCAAAATCCATCCTCCGACCATAGCCGAAAGACCTTTGGTTAGCATAAATGGCGTTTGGCGCTGGAAGCATCCGACCTGCAAGACCGACACGTTGCGGTACGATGGGAGCCAATCGCTCTTATGGTAGTTCCCAATAGCCAGAACGTCAGGCTTAGTTCCGCCCTCGATCTGCTCAACTATCTTTTGGGCGCGGTAGGAGAGTGCGTAGGACGAGCCTCCTCCGGGGTGCAATAAGCCGAATTTAATACTCCTGCCATTTTTCATGGAGAAATTGATCTCTCCATGATCCTCGCCAAGGAAGATCCAATCGGGGCGCAACTGCTCAAGTCCGCTCCCAACACTGATGCCAGCGGCACGTTTCAGGCTGATATCATGGTTGCCAGTGATAAAGTGGACCGGGACGCCAAAGTCAGGCGCCACCTCGGCGAACCACTTGCTCTGAGCTTCCCACCCATGCTTGTGGGTCTCGTACTCTTGACCACGAAACAGCTTGTGCCCTTCGAGAACGTCCCCGGCGTGTACCATAGCCTGAACCCCACGCTTGCGGCATGCGTCAGCGTAGGCATTTAGCGCCTCAAGATCCTCGTACAACGAACCGAAATGCGTGTCTCCAAAAATGCCGACCCTGATGGTGTCTTCGGGAATCTTGATGGAGGTAGTCCTCTTCGTGTTTTGCAGGTGCTCCAGAATGCGACTCATGCCGCTGATGCGCTCCTGACCAGCAGGAGAGGCAATATATTCGTTCTCGAACTGCTGTACGGTTTTGGGCTTCTTTTTCATGGTTAGATCCCCACTATTTCTTTCATCTGTTTGATGGTTTTCTCGGAAGCCCAATAGACAACATCGCGCAACCTGAAGTGATTGTTCCGAAACTCGGGGAGATCGGCGAAGCGCCTGAAGTAGCTCGCGGGGACTCCGCAAACCAGCTTGAACTCGTTCTCGGTCAGGTAACCGTCACCCAACTCGTCGATAGCTTTCTCGATCTTGAAGCTGAAGTCGTTCTCTACGCGAAAATCGTCCAACGAGTGCTTCTTGATCCGCAACTTGGTCTTCGGAGTATTCTGGTAGCTCTTTTCTTCTGAGCCGTTACCAACAACCTGACGAATAATCGCCATAGAAATTGACCCCTCTTCGCTCTTGCTGAAGAACTTGCGGATGCGTTCAGGGTCTTTGCACCCGGTTCGCTTGATGTGTGCTAGGATTCTATTTTTTGGATTCATACTAATATTCTACTAAAAGGTACGGGATTAGTTTTTGGGAAAATCGTTTCATCTCGCTGTAGACGAGACTTATAAACGCATCGTACTGGCTTGGGTATATTGTCTGACAACCATCAGACGAGGTTGATCTTAGAGATCCTTTGTGGACGTTTATGGCTACTCCAGTGTCGTAGTAGTAGTCGTTAGTTTTCTCGTTCCACCTGCGAACAGGAAGCCTTTCGCCAGCAGTCGCTGGCCTGAGCGCCGGGTATCCGGGTCCACGGGATATGCCATGCTTCCCTTTCTTGTACATGTAGACGCCCGGAACCAGTGTCGCGACATTCGGCTTCAGCACTGATGGATCTACGTTTGCATTGAACGCCGCATACACCTCTGGCGAGACCAAGAAAACAGCATCGTCGTATATCCCGATGTCGTTTTCGTTGGGCTTGCCTAGAGTGTTTTTGTAGTATCCCCGAACGCCGACAAGAGCCACCTTCTCAGTGACTCCAGCCCTTCGGAGCAACTTCTCAGTTGCGTCCTTAGACTGTTTCGGCTTTGAGCGAGGAACCATTACTTTCCTTTGCGGATGACGTTGATGACGCCGACCAAGGCGAGGCCAGCGGAGATGATTTGCGTCTGCAACTCGGGTTCTAACCGGAGTCCAAGTGCGGTGCTAAGAAGGATGAGTCCGCGCCAAGTGGAATTCTCGGTTAGTTTTTGAAGCAGAACGCTGAGGATGTTTTTCATTTTGATGATGTTGGTTTTGGTTGTTGTTGGCTCCAGAGATAGTCGATAGCTCCAGAGATATTCGGTATGAAGACCAGTTTAAGTTCCAGTCTTCCAAGTTTTCCTGAATTGTCGCCGCCCGGCGGTATAGGTACGCTCACGCATCCCGTAAGCAATGCAAGCATTGCTATTGCAAGTGCAATTACGAGTACTAATGAAATCTGTTTGGGCTTCATGTGTCACTTATTCTCCTGCCGCCCTCGTTTAACCTTCTTTCTACCCGTTCCATCAGCATAGAATTTTTTGAGATTGTCGATTGTGCAAGGCTGATGACCTCCAGCATTTCCTTGTTTGCTTTTTGCAGATGGCTAATAAAGTCGCCGCTCTGAACGTCCATTCGCGTTTGAAGCGCATCGATTCGCTGCGTAAAAAACCGGAACAAGTATCCTATTGCAAGAAGTCCAATTACCAGCAAGGCGACAAACATCCATCTGTCGCTTTGCGCTGCCGCATGGTTAGTGGCATCAATTACAGCCTGAGGATTCATTGTTTTGCACTCTATGACGATTCTTCTTTATTTGTTAACTGCTTCTCAATGGACACCGCAACAGGCAAAAGTTGCGCGGCAGCATTCAGCCCCCCGGTTTTTGTAGCAATATCCAGAGCTTGCATCACGATGCGAGCTTCTTCCTCTGTTAGTGTGACTGTCTTATTCATTGATAGTTTCCTCCTGTTCGACGGTTTCTTGCTGGCTCGCCAGATAGGCTTGTGTGGCGGGGATCGCCGCAATCACGGCATCGAACGCAGCTTTCAACTCTGGCACGGCTACCATGATTTCAGGGTTCAGGGGCGCGGTCATGCGCTGGACTTTGTCTCCCGAAGCAAGCTGTCCATCCGAAGTAGATGGCAGAAGCTCCACGGTAATGCTTCCCGAATCCGCCGTAGGCTGGATCGCGGAGAGCGTATACACATGTAGCTTGTCGTAGGTTTTCGACGGAACGGGGTCCGTCACTATTGGGGTTGGGTTGGTTAGCATAAAGTTAGTTGGCGATGAGGCCGAGTGTTCGCACACGCGCAAGCAAGGCGTTGAGTTGAGTAATCACGGTTGCGGCGTCCGTTGCGTCTGCCACGGCGGTCGGCTGCACTACAGGCGTTGCGTTGAAGAACCCGATCTTCTGCGTGGTTGCCGTGCCGATCTTGGTTCCTGTTGTGGTGTCGGTGACAATGTTTCGCGTGGAGGCGTCGAGGTTGCCGTTGAGGGTCAAGGCACCGCAGGAGAGCGGGGCGAAGTCGGTATCATCCGCCAGCCTCACTTGCAGCGTTGTGCTGCTGCGCTTCAGCGCGGGGAAAAGACTGGTTGTGCCGCCGATGCGAATGATTGGCACGGTAAAATTGGCCTCGCTTGGGCCAAGACTTAAACGAGTGGTCGCTCCCGTTTGAAGATGAAGCCATGCTGGATTAGAAGCGGCATTTATCGTGGGCTGTCCTGTGCTTACCCCGCGAGGGTCCATTGTTATCGTTTGACTATGTGATCCTCCAGCACCAACAAGCATCCTCGCCGAGCCAGCCGTCCCGCCATTATCAAGAGTTAACGTATTGTTCCCAGAACCAGTGGTATTGACGTTGAAAGTTGCAGCCGCGCTATAGGTGAAAATTCCAGTTGCGCCAAGCGTCATCCTCGTCACCCCATCCGTCTGAAACTCCAACGCCCTCGCAGATCCACTGGTTCCCTTCTCCGTGCCGATACGGAAGGCTAACGCTGTGGCGTTGTAGTCCAGAAACAGACGTTCAAAATTCGTGGTGCTGGTGAATGTGCCGTAGAGGTTGTAACGCTGGGCAACTAAACCACGGCGTTGACCGAGGGTATCGGCGGCATCACGAACAAAATTCAAATCTATTGAACCAGTTAAATCGTTGGAAACCCAACCAAAGCTCTGGTTGACCTCCAAACGAACTTGCGTTCCGCTGATCTCAAAGCGATTGCTGCCGCCGTTCACAAAAGTCAGCGTGTTTGCGCCTCGACGATAAAATCCGTTGTTGGTTTCGCTGGTGAAGCGGAAGGGTAGCGCGGTTCTGGAGCCGTCTGGAATGTTGAGCACATTATTAAAAGTAATACCGCTTGAGTTGAACGCTGCGATTTCTGTCGTGGAACCAGCTGACGCTCCTGTGCCGATTCCGAAAGTCGGAATTCCGCCGTTGTATGATCCGTAGATCGACGCAGTGTTGGAAAAAGTGCCGCCCAGACCAGACCATTGAATACCTCTCGCCGCTGTAAGAGTTGTCGGTGGGCTGGCCGTTGCGTTGGATGCGGTGAGGTAATCGCTCGCGCTCAAAGTCGTAAACGATCCGGCGGCTGGCGTGGTGCTGCCGATGGCTGGCGGGGCGGCGAAGGTTTCGTTAAGCGCGATAGTTCCAGTGGCATTAGGCAGATTATACGTCCGATTTGCCGTCAGCTTATTCTGCGCGTCGAAGGTTGCGGTTTCGCCTCCCGTGTTGTCTGTGACAACGAGGTTGCCGCTGGCTACCGTCACCCCTCCAGTTTCGCCTAACGTCAAGCGTGTAACGCTGTCAGTCTGAAGATCAAGTCCCTTTGCCGCGCCGCCACTGGTTCCCTTTTCAGTCGCAATGATGTGGTTGCCGCTAAATGGATTTGCACCGCGAATCGACAGCCGAGAAAAAATGTTAGCTAATGAAAAACTGCTGTAGATGCGAAATGTTTGTGTGTTGCTTGCATTGACCATCTCAATGACGTTTGATGCGCCAGTGATAATTCCGCCTGCTACGGCAAGAGAGGTGTTCGCGGTGAGGGTGGTGAAGGTGCCTGCGGCTGGCGCGGTGTTTCCTATTGGCTGGCCCTCGACTTGGATGCGACCAGACGCATTCGGTACGGATAAAGTTCTTGTGACCCCTGAGGTTACCCCGCTGACATCCAGAGCAACTTCCTTAGTTGGGGCGGCTTCATTATAAACTCGCCAGCGCGAGTCTGACTGAACCTCAGGAAATGTTCCTAGATATTCCCAATCGTCTAAATTTCCCAAATCGGATATACGAATATACAGTCCAGCCGGGTGTCTGTTGATTAGCCATATTCCTGTGGAAAATCGCACAAGATAAACTGAATTGATTGCAGGTGTTCCTATCGTCACTGGCAAGTCGTTATAAGTATTGACTATACCATTAATATATCCTCCTCCTCCTCCTCCGCCGCTGCCGATTTCATACAGAGCGGCAAGCATAAGATGTCGCCAAGTTGCTGTATCTAGTATTGGAGGAATAGAGGAAAGGTTCACTCCAGCAGCAATAAGCGCCAATTTACGATACTCCGCTGTATCTAAAATACTAGGACTGCTCATGTATTCTTAAAGCGGTAAGCCCGTGACCTATGCACAGAATCACCTGATGGGGCGGGGGAGTGATTGCTCATCCCCCGCCGTGATCAGATGACTCTTAGACTAGAGACCAGTCGTGCTGGTCGAGCAAGCCAGAGGCAGACCGTCAAACGGGCAACGCTTGTAGACGATGGCGCAGACGTTCTGCGGACGGATCGGCTGAATCGCACGTTGAATTTGGTAGATGTGCTGACCAAAGTCACCGTACAGGTTGCAGTCGTTGTCGCGGAAGTAGGTCCACTCCAGTTCGCCCATCGCAAGCTGAGGAGCGAACTTGAAGGTTCCCTCACCAGTGTACGACTCGGGGACGAGGCGCTTGAACGCTTCGCCAGCGATGACGAACATGACCTCGTACGGAGCACTAACCCAAGCAGGGTTACGGCGCTGAGCGAAGCCGTTGTCCACGGACTGGCTGATGATCGGGTTGACCAGAACAAGGTTGTTACTTCCGTCGAATCCAGTCGCCCGGAGAGGCTGCTGGTCGATGCCGAAAGCAAAGCCCCGGTAGCCCATGAACTGGTAGCCAGCGATGCTCTCCTCGCCGAGGCGGAAGGAGCCAGTGGTCAGACCGATCAAGTCCTCTTTGACATCAGCGTCATTGCGGAAGTTTTCGATCTGATCTGCGCTCGCCAAGACTTGGAAGAATTCTCCGTCACGGGTCGCGAAGGGTTCAGCCAGCATCTCTTCGCGCAGGAAGCTGCCGATCTTGTAGAGCGTCTTGAAGTTCATCGGAGCATCCGGGAGGACTGCCGCGAACTTCGTGTTGAGCGCCTGCATGTCGCCCGTGAGGTTCTGTGTGAACGCACGGGTGCTGTTGGCGACAAACTTGATGCCCGACTGGATCAGGTACTGGTACCGGATGTCAGCGTTGATGATCTGCAGGATGGTCTTCTCAAGAGAGACCTGAGCCTGCAGATAGCTTCCCTTGAATGCCGTGCGAGCCTGCTTGACGCAGACACGGGGACCAGCACCGCGAAGGGTTTGGAGTTGGAAGCTGTACTCGGTGCTGCCGACGAGGTCCGGGTTGGCGCCAACGCCACAGAGTGTGGTGTCATTGACGAAAACAGGAGCCGCGAGCGAGGACGCAGGAACAGCCATTTCCTCGACAACAGAGCGAACCACGTCAGAGACGTTAGGTAGCGTTCCACCATCGATGGAGTTAATGTAAGGAGACTTCCGGGCGAGAACCCGGCCAATCTGACCAATGATACGGTCAACGTCCTTAGCGGCGAAGTTTTGGATCGTCGCCAAGGGAATGCAATCATACGACATAATTTTAGTTTTTCTTGGTTAAGTTTTGTTTTGGTTTCTTTGCTTTTGAAACCACCCCAAGAAAAAACCGGGGCGACTCCAAAAGCGTTTTTTCCCACGGGTGCGGGAAGTTGCTTTTCTGGTCGCACCCGGCACGTTGGTGCATTGTTTTCGGCCTGCTTGCAGTGCTTGGTGACCACTGCTGGTCGCTGCTATAACGGAAGCAGTATTCCGATCTGCTAGAAAACTAAGTAGATTTCGTTTTTTTGTCAAAGTTTTTTTTTTATAAAATCATTTATTCGCTCGAAACTTCCATCTTCCGAGTAGAATGCGTTGCCGTACGGAACCACCGAGTCGCGTATATGCTGATGAGTTTCCTGCACAAGAGGATGGTTCATTCCTGCGGCGATCCAAAATGGAGAAGACTGGTTGCCTATGAAAATATCGCTTCCGGCGATCAACTGAGCAAATTCCAGCAAGTCTTTGACGCAAAGTTTATCGACGTGTCCGTAGTTATTTGTGAAGTCTCCGTACTCATCATATAGGCCAATAAAGATTATTTTTTCACGGAACTGATCAACTACCTGCGCCCAAGGGAATTTATCGTTTCTGTATCTATGCGACCTGCAGCAAACTATTCTCCCAACGGTAGTGGGGTCAGGCTGCACTTTAATCCAAGCAGACAAGTACGGCACTGGTATGCCAAGCTCTTTGGCTTGCATTTCTATAATTGAACCCTGTCCCCAGTACCTCCTGAACCCACAGGCATCGTAGTCTATGCCTTCGGGATGCCTTGTATACGATACCGACTGTACATAGTCCTGTGCTTCGAGCAGCGGCTTTACGGAGTCATACTTGAACCCTCCCATACAAAGCTCGGGGTGATCTGTTATAACGAGATCTCCGCCACCGAGTGCTCTCATGCACGGCAGAAACGCAATTATATCTCCTATGGAGCCTGAGTGAAGGAAGCGCATACCGTGATATTAGGTGCAATACTTTAGCATTTGCTGCGACTTGGGTTCAGAAGAACCCTGTTCCCCGTGGAACAATAGATTAGTCAGATGGTTTATGCTTTCTTCCGCCTCAAGAATGTCTGACTCAAACTGAATTCTTCCGTCCTTGTAAAAACTGGAAGACATAAACTTTAATATTGCAGCCCGGCAATGGTCCTGAGTTGCGTAAAACAAGTAGGCAGGTTCTCCGGTGATGATGTGCAGCGTTTTCTCCTTCTCTAGCTCTTCAGCCAGACTCGGAGTAAACGCTATATTCGCAACATCGTAGTCAGACATCCACCCTCCGCCGCACATGTATAAGGCACACCATCTTTTGTACCTAGCCAGCATCTTCTTGAAGTCGTTCAGCTTGTCCTGTGGCATTCTATTGCCCTCCATCATCATGTGCTTCATCAGCTTAGACTGCTGCTTTTCATGCTCAGCATGGCTCCTATTGAGCATGACGCATTCCCATCCTTGGTTTTGCCAAGTGTGCTTCCATGCGTTTGCCCTCGGAAACTCTTCTTTTTGAGAGTACTCCTGAATGGGTTCGTAGTAGGCAAATATCTTCTTTTTCATCAGTAGGTCTTGTAGCCAACGTGAAAGACAGGTGTCCCGAGATCAATAAACGGCTGATGCCCGGCGATCTTTGCCCTGTGGCAGAAAGAAACGTCTTCTCCCATTGTCGATTTGATCGGATGGAAGTAATCGAACGGTTCGCCTTCCTTCTCTGGATTTAGCTCTGGAAACTTTTGCTCGATGTCCTCGAATACCTTTCGATGGATAAGAATGCATCCAGTTCCTACCCAGTCTACCGGGTGATAGAAGTCACGGTACTCGCGAGCTTGGCTCGCCAAGTCTCTGTTTGAGCACATTAGCGGGGCGCCTTCTTGGCGACCAAAGTATGCCCCACCGATCAACGTCTTACCGGAGCCAACCAGACGGTGGATAACATGCCTCTGCAACGGTTGTTCTGCTATGTTTCTGGCTGCTGCGACTGTTGATCTCATCCACGCTGGCCTACCTATGCAGGGAATAATATCATCGTCGATCATCAAGAGATACTTTGCATCAGTTTCAAGGAACTTCTGTGCCAGTACGTTTCGCGAGTGATAGATCATTGCGTCTCCAATGGACATATCGAAGCGAATCTTGTCCCTGCCAAAGTCTAGCGCCATAGCTATCATAGCGAATGCCGTTACCGGGTTTGTCGTTTTGTAGCATGGGAATCCAACAAACACGTCTCTCCCCGAGAACTCACATCGGTACGATGGAAGACCCTCAGGACTTCGTGACTCTTGAATCGGATTTTCTCTTGCCACAACGTCAGAAAATGCAACTTCCGGGGCGTTCTGAAGAACGTCACTATTTTCCTCCTGAGGCTCTTGCTTCTTTTTTGCCTGAGACTTCTTCGGCTTCGTATCAGTCACAATTATTTTTCTGATAGGAGCCTCCTCGCGCACGGGTTCAGTTGCAATAGGAGCAACCTCTTCTGTTTTTTTAGGAGGAGGAGGAGGAGTCGTTTGGCCGGGTCTCGAAAACGGATCGAACGAGTCGAGTGCGTTTAGTGTGATCTGCTCATCTGGACTGATGCGTGTGTTCATAAATTTATCGATGCCTCTTTTTACGAGGTTTTTTAGACCGCCAAAAACAGAGGGTTTTTCTTCCATTAGGAACCTGCTTCATCAAGACCGAAATCGATGGCGTCCATCGGGGACATCTTTATGCGGTCGCTAAGAGAGTTTGCTTTGACAGAATTAGAAGATCCAACATTAGACCTTGGCAGCTTTCCTGCGCCTTTTAGCCTGTTGTTTTCTTCTGTCAGTTTTTTCAACTGACTCTGAGTATCGGCGTAAGCCTTTTGCGTCTTCTGAAGCTCTTCGGTCAAGACATGAGAGAATACCGCTGCGGCGGCTACGTTCGTCCTATCTTGAGCCGTCTGAGGCCACAGAGCGGCGTTGAATTTTTCAGACAATGAATCCACGGCAGCATTGTGTTGTTGGATTTTTGACGCCTCTTCTTGCGAAGCACCCTGAGGAACGTCCATATATCTAGCCCAAGGAAGATCCTTTGTGAGTTGGTCAACATGCTGCTCGATGTTTTGGTTTTCGGATTCGTACCAGTGATACGTTTCCATCTGACGCTCCTGCATGATCTGCTCGGCGTTTTGAGCAACAAACTCCAACTCTTTTTCCTGATTCTCTTTCAGGTCAACAACGTCAACAAGATTTCGCTTCAGCCTTTCGGAGTCTGTAAGCGGGAGTTTGTCGATAGCGTTGTTTTTCCACCACGTCTGATCGATCTTGTCCGGTCCCCCGGCTTTCTCGATTGATTGGATCACCTCGTCTGAGGCGCCATGCTTTTTCAGGATGCCGTAGATGTTTTCCTTGGCCTGACTGAGTGGCTTCTCGTACTTGGACTTAAACTCGGGGTCATTTTTGATGTCAAAAATTTGCCTGAACTTCTTCAACTCTTCGTAATCAGTGGGAGTCTGCACCTGAGGAGACTGCGCCTCCAACTCCTGCAGTCTGGAACGAAGTTGATCAGCCTCTTCTGCCTGCTTCTTGTAAACGGAAGCGGTCTCTTGAAGTTTTCTCCAGTTGCTCTGGTTCTTCTCGGAAAGATTTCTTGGCTGCTCAATGGCAGCAATTTCAGGATCAATCTCAGCTACAGGAGTAGCCTCAACCTGATTCGGTTGGGCAACAGCCTCAGCGGATCTTGAATCCCGCTCAATCTTTGGATTTTCCGCCGAAAGAAGATTTTCAGAATCCTCCTCGCTAGACGAATCGCTTTCTTTGAAGTCTGGATTCGTATCGCGAATGGATTCGTCGAGAAGTGCATCGATGCGAGCTTCGGTGCTGTCGTCGATTTTGTCAGCGTCCAATGATGGATTTCCAAACCCGGACGCTGCTGTGGGTTCTGAAACTACGTTTGACTCGTTGTCTATGCTTGTATCGTTATCTATTTCTGTGCTCATAAATTATTTTGATCGCATGGACTTTGCTCCACGGCATTTCCACTTTTTCCGGGACAGGCTGTTGGGGGAATTTTTATCCTTTTTCCAGTCGCCCTTGATCTTCAATGATCGGGCGCAGTAAGCATCACCCTTTTTGGTTCCGGGGCGGATGCGGTCCTTGCCGTCCTTCGCCTTTCCGGCCTGACCATACTTCACGGTACGGGTTCTTCCCGTAGCCTTATTGGTCACGATCTTCGTAAAGCGTTTTTTGATAGTAGCCATACTACATGCTTTGGAATTTGCCGTTCGACGCATCGGAATTGTCGAACTGCTCCTTGAGAAGATCCTCAATGTCCTGAATAGCGGTCTCGTAGCCTTCTTTGAACTTTGCCTGAAGCGCAACGGCTTCAATATTCTTCCCGGTGCATCGAGGAACACGGGACTTCATTAGCCTGACCAATGCTCCTCCAGATTTCTGGTTGTATTCTCGTAGCTTTGCTGAGTCTGAGTCTCTCCAGTTCATATATTTATTCCTTTAGATTATTGACCTTGTCCACCCATTGAACGCATGAACCCACTGGATCTTTATGAAAAATGGCGGCACCCTCGCACATCCTCTGGAAATGGTTACGAGAGAAGAAGGCATGCCACCCAACCACTTCTCCGTTACTGTAGATCCCGTAGCTATGTCGTATCAGAGGAGTGCGTTTAATCCCCGTTTGCTGCGGGATCCACCAATCCCAAGCCATTCTGTATGGAATCTTTTGGCGGAACTCTTCGTAATCTCCTAGAGGTAGCTGCACTGCATCATAAACGCCAATTCCGCTGCACACATAATACGGGGGATCGATACTACGATTTCCAGCCGTAGCTTCTGCGTGATCGGTTGAGGCAGTAATTAAAGCAGGCGGTTGACCAAAGTTTTCGTATTCAGTTTCAATTGCCTTTGCCCAATTTTTGGCTACGGGCCAAGCATCTGGCTCTAAATAGAGCACTGGTTCGCGCAACTTGGTGCAGGCTTCATACCAGACGTGAGTGTTGATCTCAGGATACTCGTAGGGAGACTGGAAGATGCGGTCAATTTTGTGATCCACGTTTACGCCCGGCTCGGTCCAGATGACCATGTCAGGCATACCAAGCTCCTTGGTGTGGCGAAGCCACTTGGCAAAGAGTTGCTCGTCGCGTTTACAGACGTGGATAAATGTGATCACTGGAAGTTTATTTATCGGTTTGTTTTGTTCCTAGTTCATATATTTATTCTTCGATCCTTCTCCATTTGTCATCGTACATCGTAACTGCCATAGATTTCGATGACTTTTCTACAGCGTCTTCTGACAGTTGAGGAAATTCATGGTGAAGAAGTTCGTGGATGAGTGTCTCTAGAAGGTGGATCCCCCTCAACCTTTCATCGACGTGTACTTTTCCGTCAAAAAAGCAAATTCCATCAGCCTTTTCGCGCCCGAGCTTTCTTCGTATTACACGAACACGTTTTTCGTGGCGCTTTGGCTGCTTTGGGTTTTTCGACTTCGGTTTGTTTTTTTTCCTCATCGAATTTACCCTTTAGCCATCGGATTACGCTCAGGATCTGTGTCTTCATTGGTTTATTTATTGAACATATTGCGCTCTTTGGCAGTCATGGATCGCTTGATCCTAGCCATCTCGCCCTCGGTGATTTGTCCGCGAATACCCAAATCATTTTTCTTGCGACGAATCATGTCTTGCTTTGTCTCCCTGACTTCCGGCTTTGATGTCCGCATCATTTCACGGGCCTGCTGACGGCGAGGTTCTTTTGGACTTACGATTTTTCCAAATTTGGCGACATCTCTGTCGATTTTCTTTGGCGCTACGACTTTTTCAAACTTAGCAAGCTCTCTGTCGAAGTCGCCTGCATAGTCGATCTTTTCGAGCATCTTGCGCTCTTTGTTCGTAATGGCGCCCATGTTTTTATAGGGCTTCATCATCATCATTTTTTTAGGTTGTTGTGGCATATGTTTGGTTGGTTGAATTTTACGCTGCTGTTGGAGGGTTAGGAGGAGCGGCAACTTCGTTAACGACTCCCGTCATCGATTGGTTAGGCTGAACGGAATCCGCCACCCCTTCGGCCTGAGCCATAGACACACGTCTCGGGCGCCCCATAGGAGCCGCCCCGGTGGGCATTCCCACCGCCGCTGCAGGCATAGCGCCCTGAGGAGCCTGAGGCGCCATGCTCGCTGTGAGGTGATCGACAGCTTGCTTCGCCATCGCCCGGAATTCGTTAATCGTCTTCGAGTCTGCGCCTTTCGCCTCTGCTGCAGCAAGGTGCTGACCAAAGTGCTCGATAGCTTTCATAAACGGCTGAGCCATCTCCTGAGGCAATGCTCCCTTCGGAGCAGACGCTATGATCGGGAAGAGCTTCTGAGCCATCGTCTGAAGGTGAATAATGTCGTTGTCTCGCGGAGAGACCGGGACATCGTCGCCAGCGATGATGCTTTGTAGCTCGATAACCTGCTGACGTGTCGCCTCGATGGCGAGCGCCTCGACCTGATCCTTGGGAAGGATGACCGAGTTGGCGATGGACTCCCCTACCTTGCGGCTCCAGTCGAGTTTGATCAGTTCGTCTTGGTTGATCGCCGGGTTTCCGGTGTAACGCTGGATGAGAAGGTCCAAGACCATGTCTTCCTGCGCGATATTGTCTGGCAGCAACTCGGTCGCAGGCGAAAACGCCATCAAAAGGATGTCGCTCGGCGGCAAGTTGCGGTCGAGCATGTTCAAAACGCAATAAACTGCGTCCTCGTCGAGGTGATTAGGAACCTCGAATGGCACCATGAAGCTAGGCATCTCCATCGTAGACCGCTCAAAAGCCTCAGCGACCTCTTTTCGCGCCCAAACCACCTTTGGATTTTCTAATCGAGCCGTATCGAGCTTGGTTTTTAACTCGGAAGCGACTTTGACGTGCTCGGGATGGCAGATTCCACGCTGCATGCGCTCGACTGCCTTGGAATACTGCTTCATCCAACGCATCAGGATGCCTTCTCGGATCTGTCCCTCGATTGCAGCGATGCGGTTGACCTCGCTGGCAGTCTTTTGACGTGTCTCGCGACCGATTGCCTCGCCGGGCAGAAAGGTTCCGACCTGAATCTCAGCCAGTCCCGAGATAAACTGATCTAGACTGAGGAAATCACTAACGTCAGACGGCAACTGCTGAGGAATGACCTCGTATCCCTCAGCGATAAACGCCACAGGATGGTTCACCGTGAGCGGCGGCACACCAGACTTCGATGTCGGACCTTTTTTCAGGAGAAGCATTCCCTTGAGATAGACGTTATCGACCACAAGGTTCCGCGCCTTATCGACAGCGATGTGCGTGTTGTAGAGATCACGCCCGGCGCCCCGCGAGGACATCAGCGAGCCTGAGCCGATTTCGATGGCGAACAACGCAATCGACTCGCTCATGCGGTTGTATCGGTCCAACTGAGTACAAATTTCGTCGCCTGACTTGTCATCGAAGAGGAATCGGGAAATTTTTCCGTTAGGCTCCTTGACCAGAATCTCTCCAAGCTCGACGTACTTGGCATCGTTCTCGTACGAGGCGCCGTAGGATCCCTCCCGAATCCAGTCTTCGTACCGTCTGGCATCGTCGTCGGAGTCCAACGTACGTCCCGCCGGGGTAGCGTTGTTGATCGATTTGACCAAGTTGTTGATATGCCATCCGGCAAGAGCAGAAAGCTCGGGATCCTCAAGCACCGGGAGCAATTCGGCAATTTGGTACCTCCGCTTCCGCGCCCAAATTGGAGTTGCATCGGCTTCCTGAGGAGTCTCAATCGAAAAAAACGTGTAGTCCTGACGCAAAAACTCTGGCTTCCAGTCGCGGGGATCGTCCCAACACATTGCGGTGAACCCAAAAGTTGTATTCTCATGCACCACCTGAGTGATGAGATCCGTGTGACCGTTCCATCCGCGAATGCATTTGGTGATCTCTTCGCGGAAGACTTTGGTCTTCTGCTCCGAATCAATTCCTTCTCCCGGAAACTTTGTATAGGTCAGCGTCTGTGAAGCCTCAATGACCTGACGAAATGGCGGCTGAATCCTAGACACCATCGTCGATAAAAAACCTGTCGGACGGTTACTTCTCCAGTTCTGACCCATACTCTCAAGTTTCTTCGGAGAGTACGGGGGTTCGTTGTTCAGCTTCTTCTGGATGAGTTGATTCTTACGGTTGCGCTCGACGTTCTGCTGCTTCAGCCGCTTGTATGCGCTGTAAGCCTGAGCCGCATCCTTAAACGTCCTTCGTACCTTGAAATTGTCTGGATCGACAACGTCACTCGTCTGCGAGTCACCGGAAGACATCCTAAGGTCAAGGATTCTCGTCTTGTCCGTAGCGTCAGCGATTCTGGCAGCAGCGTTTCCGTACGTCTGCGTGACAATGGGGGGCAACGGTTTTACTGTGTCTGCCATAATTATACTTTCAGCCAGCAGTGGTCTGGGAGGTTTCCTGTTGTGACGAATTCATCGCGGTCGAAAAATATAGCCGATCTATTGTCATGCCTCATCTTGGCGCATCCGCCAAGCACTTGTGAAGACTTTGTTTCCCGAGCCTGACGCACAGACGCTGAAATTCTTTCCGCCGCGATTATACAAGCACCGCATCCGCTTCTCCAATTTATGTTGTATTTGCATCCTAGACATATTTTCGCCCTCTGCTCAGCAAGATCGTCGGAGACAGTTACACGTCTTTTGGTGGAATGCAGTATATTTTTTGCCCAAATCGTGATGTCGTTAAGCAACTCGGTAGCCGCTGTGGCTGGATTCACGCTTGTCACTACAACCATGTCCACTCCGTAGCAGTATGTCGGCCAATTTCCGCATATGTACATGTTAACGTCTCCCTCCACGTCACCGGAAGGCAGGTAGTTCTCCGCACGGTAGCTCTCGACGGTCTTGTACAGTTTTTCCAGCGTACTGGCTTCGAGCTTAACGTCTCCCTCGAAGTAATGAAACCCTCCGGGAGGATGCCACTGTGGAATCGGCTTTGCCATAGCTACTTCTTCTGTATCACAAACTCGATAAACGCTTCCACACGGTCTTCAAATTTATAGGTCTGGTCTACTCTAGTCCCGACCTTGTAGTTGTAATTTGTGTCCACCAATCGGCACATCATAACCGTGTGTTGCGGGAAGTTTTTTGTTAGCCACTCCGGGCATTTTACATGGTGCGGAGCGGGGGTGTCCTTCTGCCACATGCTAAAGGTGATCTTGTGATCAGGGTTGTACCTGCTCGGCCACACCATTCCCTCGTACAGTTCCCAACTCGGCACAGTGACAACCAAATACCCGTTGGGCTTTAGAACCTTGAGCCAACTTTCTAACGCCGCTTTTGGGTCATGCATGTGCTCAAGGCACTGACTGGCATGAACGTAATCAAAAAAGTTCGATTCAAAGTATAGGTGCAGGCTGTTTGCGTCACCGTCATCGACATCAAAGCCGCGAACCCCGTCCACAGCGATGAGATCGTCTCCAGAACCCACGTCAATTCCGTTGCCTCTGAATACGTTTTTCCAAAAATCTAACTCATTTGCGTCAGAAAATCGCCTGAGCATAGCTTTTTTGGACTCTTGCATGTGGTTACTTCTAGATTATTCGCTGAAATCTACAAACTCTAATTTGTCTATGTATCCCAAGTTTCTCTCCCGGCGCAACACGGGTTCAGGCTTCGGCTCGGTCATCGTTGCCACCGCCCCGGCACGTTGACGCATCAAATATACCAATAAAGACAGCGAGTCTAACGAGTCAGGACTGTGCTGCCTCGTCCGCTTCACATAGTCAGCCTTGCTCTCGACACGCACCAGTCCCTTGCCTTGCTGCTTGTACCTTCGCCCGATTGCCTGCTTAACCAGTTCGTCGTTGCCGAATCCGGGCGAAATCTTCAGGTACTCAAACTCCAGATACTTCGCCAAGCCAAAGACCAATTCGGTCACCACCCCACTGTACAACTCGTTCGCCCTCTGACTATCGTCTCCAAGTATATGCGTCTCTGAAGCCGCCCAGCTATAATTCACGCCCATCACCTCAGATCCAAAAAGACTGCATAATGCATCGTGAATCCCGGCGCCGTTACCCGTCCTGTCCACGCACAACCAATTTGGTGCAATACGCATCTGTTTGCAGAACCTTATGATCGCTTGCGTCTGCTCCAGCGTAGGCTTCTTTGGAAAAGATATCTGACTGTCCAACTGCAACACCGTCCTCGGCGTTTTGAACTGGATGAACTTCCCGCTCCTCGGCGTCCATCCGTCCGACAGACCGTAGCGACCGTAGCTGCACAGCACCTGATCGTTGCCCTCCAGCGCCAGATCGAAAGCCGCGAGCGGGACCACCGGGCCAATGAACCGTGCGATGCCCACCGAGTTGTCCATCATCGCTGGCGTGATAATCGCCATGCTGATGCCTTCCTGAGGAAAGAATCCCCGAGCCATCGTGTAATATTCTGCCGTCTTGCCCTTGGCCTCGTACGCCATGTACCCCTCGTACGTCTGGAAGCCGGGGAAGATAATCTTCTTCTCGGTCACGTTCTCGCACCTCGCCGCATCCAGCCTCAGCACATGCCACCCCTCCCTGCTGTCCCACTCAAAGTCATCTTCGCAGTCCACGCTCGGCCACCCACGCTCAGGCTCGCACCGCTTCCCGAATTCACTCGTCCTGTCCTTCGGGTTCGACGCTCCGAAAATCTTAATGCGACCTTTTGCGCCCTCGGTGTCCGCCGCCGACAGGATGTTCTGCAAGCCTTCCCAGACGCCTGCTGGCACCTCCTCCGCCTCGTCGAGCACCACATGCGTCCTGCTCATCACTCCCCACCTCGGGTGCGGCTTGCCTGCCCTCGGCGCCGGGTGAAAGCCGCGCAGCGTTCCCGTTCCGCTGTCTCCCTTCGGCACCGCCACCAAGTGGATCCCGTTCTTGTCATCGTCGTTCGCCTGAATCGACTTCACCAACTCCTCGCCCCCCTCGTACTCGGGCTTCACCAGTGCTGTCCTATAAAAGTTCTTAATGGCAGCAAACACGTTGCGCTGAGCATGCGCCTCGGTCAGCGAGACCACTTTGATGCAGGTGTAGTACGGGTCTCGCATCCAGTCCAAGAGGAACCATGCCGCCGCATTGAACGTCTTTCCCATCGCTCCCGCCCCCTGAATAAGTAGCTTGTCGTTCTCGAACAGGCACCGCCATGCGTCCCGTGCGCTGCTCGGCCTCCAGTCGTACACCTGCTCGCCCCAAAGAATCGTAGCCGCCGCCTCGAACTGGTCCTTGTCCAACAGGTGCTGAACAAACTGCAGCACAATCGCCCTCGCCTCCTTCTCGTCGAGCGTCACCGTCTGCTTGCCAGACGGCTTCGACGCATGCTGCATGATGTAAGCCGCTGCATAGACCACGCCATCCTCGTCGCTCCGCTCGGCCTCCTGCCTGATCCTCGACGCCAGACGAATCGCGTTCTCTACTGACTTAGTTATCTCCATCAAGCATAAGCCACATTAATCGCAAGCTCGCCTGCAGCTACACCCGTATTATCTGAGTCTGCATAGTTAGCCGTCATGCGATATGACAAACCTTGGTCAAAAAAGAAAGGAATGGCAGGAACGATGTTAATAGTTTCATTTGGGCGAATCACAAACGTGAAAATTGGAACGTCTGAAGCTGTTGGAGTTGTTGCCTTGTTGTAGATTTTTACAAACTTACTGCCACCTGAACCACTAGCATGAAACATCGAGAGTAACCCAATTGAAGCAGGCGCTGATTTAACAACTGTAGCATTTGTAGATGCTGCAGACTGCGCTTTATGGAATAGCTTATACCCGCTAGAATCCGTTCGCAACGTAACGGGAATCGGAGTCGTTGAGCCACTAATAGTGAGACCGCTCACAAGTTCCTGCAAAACAGACTGCCTGAACTTTGCTGTAGAAAGATTACTCTGAATATCGATGTTTGCCATAATCTAAGAAATTTATATGCCGATTGGATTCTTACAAGTTAATCTTGTGGGTTCCTAAAGATAATTTTCTAGTTCTTCCCGTTTAGCGTCAGGCCCATCTTCGTGGCATTCTTGTCCGAGTACGTCACTACAAACGCAGGACAGTGGTCCTCGTTGTACTCGTTGTCGATCTTGCTCGTCAGGTATCTCACAGCGCACCCCGGCTTCATGCCGTCCGCAACCATGATATCGATGCAGGCGTTCATGTCGTACACTGCCACCATGTTCCCGTTGTGTCTGGCTATGCCAAGCATCGCCGACTCAAACTCGGGCACCAGCATCACCTTGAAGAACGTCTCGCCGTCCTCATTGATCTTTGCCTTCTGTTTCTTGGTACCAGTGTTGTTCTTTGATCTCATAATAGCATCGCTTCTGCACCAGAGCTTCGCACGTCTCTGCGTCAAGTTCCACTCTAGCCGCAAACTCCCTCAGAATGTTTTCTTCAGTCCCACCCATAGCATCTTTGTCTCATGGTCGTACGCCACCTCGGTGCTGGAGCATCCCGCTGTCAGCAGTGCTAGTACTGCACAGGCTGATCGCAGAATGGACATAGGCTCAGGTCTGGCTCAGGGTGCTCCGCCCTCATCCCGTCAAGCATGCTGCCTAGCAAGGCGAAGAGAATGGCTCCCGCGAGCACCGTAATGGTCAGGACAATCATGTCGCCCAGCCCGTCCGTTGCGCGATTTGTGATCAGTCTGCTTCGTTTCATGTGGCTACCCCCTCGTTTTTTTCAACTGCTTTAACAGCATTCTTGAAGTCTCTCAATAACATGTCGAGCCTTTCAAGCGCACCAGCTTCTGACGATGTAATCTGTATGGGCCAATCAGCGTTCTCGCCTGCGTTCGACCTTATGAAGTCATGCAGCGCAATTGCTGCTTTAATCGCGTCTGTCATTTGTCCTCCTTCTCGGGGTTGATCTTCTGCCACTTGCCTTCCGGGCAAGCCTCGGTAGCCATGACGGTCTTGATCTCCATGTTGCAGCCGCATACCCGGCACTGCCCTGAGCCTCCGTACCCGTCCTTGTCGAAGCTCGGGCATGCGTTGCATATGCCTAGACGCTGCTCGATCTCCTCGACGCTTGCACGGGGCATCCCTGCAGCTACGAAGACCGCTGCTGACTTGAAGAAGCTCAGCGCCATTCTGCTGATGCTAGGGGGGTCAATCATTTGAAGTGTGGCATGTGGATCAGTTCTATGTCGAAGGCTGACGCTAGTTCATGCGTAGAGTTGTCGAGCGCATAGGTGTCTCCGTACACGATGGTCCTGATGCGGTAGGACGCTATGAGGCGCAGACAGTCGTTGCAGGGGAGCAGTGTGCTTGCGAGGAGCCATGCGTCTCCGGGCTGAACGTAGCGAAGCGCATTGGCCTCGGCATGCACCACGAAGCGCCTCCTACCGTCCCGGTCGCTCCAGTCCTCTGGCATGCCTGCCGGGAAGCCATTGTAGCCGACAGACGCCACTGAGTTGTCATGGCGGAGGATACAGGCGCCGACCTGCTGCCAAGGGTCTTTGCTCTTCCGGGAGACCGCCTGAGCGATGCTGAGTGCGTACTGGTGCCAAGAGAGCATGGGAGGGGGGGAGGGGGGGTGCTACGCTCGGGGGTCAACTAGTTGGCGCGGACAACTCCCCCACGAAGCTGTCCAATTAACGGTTGAATCGGTCCCGAGCGTAGCAAAGTGTTGATCTTCAGTGTTATGTGATAGCTGGAAATATGATAGAACGCTCCAAGCCATTATACATGATGGGTCTTATATCGTGTTATGGACGGCGCTTTCGGTACAACCTGCTGTGTTTCTTGTCGTTATGCAGATCGATGTACTCGACGATCTTCGCCATGTCAAACATTGCCTCAGCTTCGCCGTCAGCGGTGTCAGGATAGCGGTCCCGGAACTTCGGGAACGGTGATCCTCGTTCGAGGCGAGGTCCGACGATACCGAAATCAGTGTGGATCTCGATATGTCCATCGATGCGTTTAAGGCTCAGCATGATCGTTCTCCGGGGATTCTAGAGCAGGAACAGGCTTCGAGTCCATCAGGGTAAAGTCCCCGTCCACAGTATCGTCACGTCCGCCAATGGTGAACGTCAGGTTCAGCTTCTGAGATCCGTTGACTTCATGCTCGACTTTCTCACCGTACTTCTTCGGAGCGATCTTCGAGGACGCCCATTTGAGTGCGTCCATCTGAAGGCGACCGAGTTGAGCGTCTCCTGCAGTGCGACCGATATCGATGATCTCTTCGGCGAAGGTGTCGGCTTGGTCGAGTCGCGCCTGCGTGTATTGGTTGCGGAAATCGTTATGCTTCTTTAGCCATCGGAGAACGGTGATTCTGTCAGGGATGTGATTATCCAAGCATATAGAACGAAGTGTTTCACCGAGTGCGATACGCTCACATATTTCATCAGCGAGTTGCTGAGTGAATGAGGAAGGTCGCCCGACTTTTGGAGCGTTGGGATTCATGGAGTTGTGACTATAATATTGACAGAGTAAAGCACCACGTTAAAATCGGAGCAAGCGACGAGCAGAGATGAGAGATGAGGCGAGGCGAGATGAGGAGAGAATGATTAGTGGTAGACTATCTTGACGGACGTTCCTTGCTGGTTTTGGTGCGCGACTTTTTCTTGCGTGAAGATGATCTCGACTGACGCCGGGTCATCGTCCGGGATGAGTTGTGCGTAGCGAAGTTGGTCGATGAGAGGTTTGCAGCCTCCAGCAAAGTTGTCCAGATCGAGCGTACGAGTGGATCGGCGATTAATGCTGACCGTAATGCGTCTGCCGCCTTTGCCTTTTCCTTGTGCAAGTGCGACCAGTGCTTGTTGAGGAGAGTGTTGAGAGACGGGGTTAGGTACGGGCCGAGATTGATTTGAATTGTGAACGGTCGCTGGAACCTTTGAGAAGGATCCATCGGGCTGTTCGACGAAGCCGAGCTTGAGTATGTCATCTTTGGTCATTGTGGTGAGAAGGTTCGTCCTCCATGAAGATGGGGGTCTGACTGCCGATCCATGCGCCAGCAGTGTTGAACTCGAAGTACTCCTCGGCTTCTTCCTCGGTCATTCCTTGGTCAATAAAGCACTGTATAGCTTTGGAGCGTGAGTAAATGGCGATGGGCGTGTTGAACTGGCGCCCGATACCAATGAAGGCGTCTTCGAGTCCGGTGGCGAGTTGGACGGTCTCATCGTCACTGAGGACGGCTTTGATGCGGTCATGGACGCTAATAGGTGTCGGAACAGGGGTTTGCTGAAGGTCTTTGGGTCGATGTTTAGCATCTTGTTCCAGATCCTGTTTGCGATGTCGCGTTGCATGATCAAAGCCTCGTATTCGCTGTAACCGAATTGTTTGATATGGTCCCGGAACAGGTCTTTACGCTCGACGAGGAAGGTGCCGATCACGTCGAGTTCGCACCATGTCAGTTCGTCCGGTTTGAACGGCTTAGATATCTTGCGCTTAGGTTTAGTTGCCATCGAATGAGAGTTGTGCTGCGTAGTCGCAGGGGTTGCATTGGTTGATCGGCTTGCCGTGGAGGCAGAGGTCGTTGGTGGGCGTCTCGTTGTCGGGCGCCTCGTCAGGTAGGGTTTCTAGTTGGTTGTGCATAGATATAGATAAAAGTGGGTGGGTGGAGTCCGGGTCTCCCCGGCAAAGCCTTTGAGCACCTCCACCATTGGTTAAAATCCGAAAAGAAGCTCGTCGAACGGTCGTAAGTTAAATTGCGGAACGAAGTGTGCAGCGCCCATACCGTTAGGGTTTCTGATGCGTCCTAGATCGTCACGTTCGTACCCGTAGCACCAACCTGCGATGCGGCAGGAGAGGTCGCTGACGATGACGAGTACGAACTTTCTGTCGAGGTCATCGTTGTCCCGGATCAACAGGCTATTGTCCTCCTCGGGGGTTGATCTTACCTCGATATCCGGCTCGATATCAGGCTGCTTGTGAAACGTGTTGAACGTAGGAACGAAGAAGACTCCGAGCGCCTTGGCGACAGCGATCTCCGCCATGACGGCGATGATGTCGTTTGTCATGCGCTTTATCTCGGTCTGCTCGGGGTCACGGTGCCCCGCCCACCGTCCTGTGGCGGCAGTGATGAAGCGTTTGTTTGCTCCATCGACTGCCGCCGAGAACTCCGTCTTGGTGAGGACGATTGTCATCCAGCGTCAGAATGGAATGTCATCGTCTTCCAGTTCCTCTTCCTTCTCGGACGGCTTGGATCCCATAGCCTTGGCCTTGGCGGCTTCAGCCTTGGCCTTGGACGTGTCCTCAGGCACAGGCTTGCCCTCGTCCTCGGCGATCATTCGGGCCGCGATACGAGCGGCTACCTCGTCCGCTGCTTTGTTGCTGAGACGGTTGAGCCATCTCGCCTTGATGCGAGTCTCACCGTTGTACTCCTCCGCCTCGGTCACGATCATGCACTGAATGCCGTCGAAGTTGAGGTCGTTCCAGTTGCCGTCCCAGTCGAATGCTTGGATCAGCGTCTCGACAGTCCGGGGCTTGGCTTTCTCGCTGAGGTAGCCGCGCCAGACGATCTCTTTGCCCTCTTGGTCGCCCGGCTCGCTTACGATGCACGGGATACGGACAAACGGGGTGCCTGACTTGGTCTCGTCGAGCCAACCGTTGCCGGGGCGTTTCACTGTGCAGACGAACTTGCCCTCTGCGTCAACGTACTGAGTTTCTTTTGCCATATGATTTAGACTTCTGTTGTGGTGGTTGTGGGTTCAGTGGGAGCACTGGTATAATCCAAGACGGACTTTACCGACTCAATCTCGCGGGGAGCGTCGAGCTTGTGTGACTGCTCGGCGCCGATCACGCATCCCGGAGGATACGCTTGAGTTTCGAGCACCTTTGCGATCTTGACAAGTTCGCTGTGGATGTACTCGTACCACGCGATGCATTGCTGATGCTCCATCTTCAACGTGACGTTGAACTCGTTGGGCTGCGCCCTACGCTTCGCGGTCCTGACGCCAAACTGAAGGCGTGTCGGTTTCGGTGGGCGTCCCATTACTTTCCTTTCTTGGCAGCGAAGCCGCCGCGCTTAGCCTTCATCTTGGCGAAGGTTTTGGGAGCGATGGTTGATTTGGACTTCGGGCGCGATGTCCCGGCTTTCTTACGTTTATTGATGTTCTCGTACAGACTCATACTTTGGTTTTCTTATTGGAGAAGTTTTCCAAGAGCGCGAAGGGTTTGGAACCGTAAGCGGCGAGGTAGTCATCGGTGTCGATGACTAGCCCGAGCCGCTGAGCGGTGTCCTCGCTCCACACTACTTTGGCAAACTTCAGGTTATGTATTGCGATCAGGTGATCGTGTCGGCCCCCGCAGGACGCCTGCAGGTTCAGGTTCTTGGGGATCTGACCAAGCCGTGCGACCCAAAAGGGAAGCGACTTGGTGAATGCCCAAAAGTGTATGTCAGGGTTGGCCTCGACGAAGAGCAGCCAACCGTCGAAGTAGGTCTGCGAGAAGAAGTCCCCGGCAGTGTGGATGCGGCACCGTTCCATCTTCCGGGGCTTCGCACGGTCTAAGATCGAGCAGACCTGATGAGGCGTCTTGCCCTTGATGGCATCGAAGTTGCACCATAGTCGATTGCGTACGCTCGGGTACCGTTCGTATACCGCTGAGTAGCAACGGAACTCCTGCTTTGGACCGTTCCAGACCTTCCCGGTGTGCCTGTCTGCTATAGCCAGACACTTCTCGGCGCCGGGGCATGTGGTCCCGGACGGCAGCGACCATGAGTACGCCTTGTCATCAAAGACGTACTTGTTGACCTTGGTGAATGCCGGGATCATTAGAAGTCGTACTTGTAGTTCTGCTTCTCATCGACCTGAGCGAAGGTCTCCTGCAGCAGCAGCCTCGGTGTGGGCGAACAATTGATGATGAACGACGAGTCGAAAAACGTGACGTGATTGTTTGGCTGAATCGTCAGGCGTCCGTTGTCGAGCCTGCACCACATGAACATCTTGTCCTGCTCGGGAGCCTCGCTCCAGCCGTCACGCATGTGACCAGTGGCGAACATGAACTCACCGGGAGTGATCCCGGCGGATGTCTTAGCGTTCAGCCTCATCCCGGACAGCACCGGATCGTCGTAGACAACGAAGTGGTCGCTGTAGCAGTTCCATGCCTGAGCGTTGTCCACGCACCAAAGCGACTCGGGTTCCGGGGCGAACGCGACAGCATGCGGCGGCACGTTGCGGTAAAGCATGCCGCCGAGCCGGAACACTACGTTTAGTCCCCACGCACGTCCGGGGATTGATGTGACTCCTACCCACATGGCTTCTTGCCAACCTATCGGCGACTCATGCGTGAAGCTCGAATCGACGAGGATGTATTTGTGATGCGGGATCGAACCGTACTTTGTGAACATCATCACTCGGGGATCTGCTTGGACTCCTCGTCGTAGTTGAGCGCCCTCTTGAGCAAGTTGGCGATCAGGCGAATCCGTTCGTTCGTCGGTTCGTTGCCTGCGACTTCCTGAGCCTCCATCAGTGCTTGGGTTGCGAGCGCACGGGTATGCTCCCGGCTCCGCTTCAAGATACTGATCATGGCGCTGGCTGCATCGTTCTCACGCCAGTCCAGCGAGCAGCAAACGATCTCATGCCACTCGTTGTCTACGAGCACCGACCAACTTGTTCTACGACAGTCTGGTTCACTATCGTCCTGCGCTTTAAGGGGGAACCCGTGATAGGTTCCATCATATGTATTCATATTTATTTCTTCTTGATGGTTGTTGAGAACTCTTGGATTCGGCGAAGGATCGGTTCTCCTCGGTCCTCCGAAAGCATGTTTAATAGTTCCTTACCGTCCGAATTAGCAGTCACAATGGTTGGGCGCAAGTGCGAAGTGCGATATTCTAAAATATCGTACAACTCAAGCTCAGCCCTCTCGGTGAACTTCTGCTTGCCCAAGTCATCGATGAGCAGCAGGGAGCACTGCCTGCATCGGTCGATAGCTTCCTCAGCGTTGCGCTTCTCGTCGGCCCGAGAGTGCCACTGGTCAGCGGCAAACTTTCCAAGCTGAGTGCCTGTCAATCCGTAGACCTTCTTCCCGGCCATATGCATGCGTTTGAGCAACATCCATGCGGCACGGGTCTTGCCTTCACCTGCCGCGCCGATCAGGGTCACGCCTTTTGGTCCGTAGGGCCAATGCGTAGCCGCCCGAGCGAAGCCCGAGTAGATGCGCGTGAGGTCAGTGTCCTGATACAGCGGAGGACACAGGTCATTAAACTCCTTTATTAGCCTGCTACTGCGCTCGACATTGTCCTTCTCGTCCTGCTCGGCGAGTAGTTTCTTCTCGCACTCGTCGCAGACCACGGTGAACTCGATGCGCCTCCCGGCGAACTCGATCACGTCAGCCTCGACATCAGTGAAGCACTCCGCGCATGGCCGGGTCTCACGCTTGCGGACGGTATCATTTGATACCTCGGCGACTTCAGAACTCATACTTTGACCTCCGCTCAGGCTTGGAATCTTTCTGAGTCTTGCTGTAGCTGATCGGCTGCATCGGACTGCCAAGTGCCGCCCAGTTTGTCCGCACCCGTGCGAGACTATTCTGCCACTTATGCACCGGGCGCCCACGGTGATCGAGCCAGTTGACGGACTCCATCTCGTTCCACCAGTCCTCGGCTCGCCATGCCGCCAGACCGATCTGATTGGCAAAGGCCAGCACCTCGTCGAGTGACGGCGTTCTCTCTCTCTCTATATCTATTGTAGATGTAGATGAAGATGTAGTGTTGCCGTTTGGTTGCAAGGGTGGTTGCAAGGGTGGTTCGCCTTCTACTCTGTTGCGTCTCCGAGCCTCGGCTGATGCCTTGCCTCCTCGGCGGCTTTTTTCGAGCCAAGCATCGTACTCGTCGCGTTGTGCTTGCAACCTATCGTGAACCAACACGTCACCAACCATCGAACCATTGTCCAAGGGTGGTTGGAACATGGTTGCGACAGACTGAGCCAGAGTGATCGAGGCGCCTTTGCCTATGAGGCGAGCGATCTTCTCGGGTTCGCGGGGAATGCTGCCGTGTTGCCAGCAGTAGCTCAGAAGCCGGATGTATGCCCCCTCCTCTTCGAGAGACATGAGGGTGACACGTTGGGATCCAAGCCAGTCGCCGGGATAGAACTGGAATGCGGGAGCCTTCTTCTTAGACATCGGACGCCCCCCGGTAGACCGCGATTACCCCGGCATGCCTGCTACGGCGCCGGGAGTTTGCGAAGCCGCTTCGCACGATGACACCTTGACGCACGGCGCTCAGGAACCGGGCGCCCATAGCGTTAGGATGATTCGGAGGATCTCCCGAGTAGTCTCGAACGTCCTCGGCGGTGAACTCCTGACCTGACAGCGCCATCGTCCTGATGAGACCGTCAACGTAGTTCCGCCACTCGTCAGGAGTGTTTCCGCTCACCTGAGCGGCTCCCTGATCACGCAATTCTGCACCTAATGTATTCATGTATTTATTGAGTTAGCTGTTTCTTCTTTCCTTTGACTTCAAGCATGCGCGTGAAGCCGGGTTTGTTTTTCGCTTCGAGTGCGGAAGGCGTGTAACCACGCTTCTCCGCCCACTCGCGGAACTTCTTGCCGTCGATCTCTCCGCCCATCAACTCGACAACGTCTGTCATCGTAGCCTCGGTGGTGAGCGCAGCCTCGATGATGGCGAGCGTGTCGAATACCTCGCTCCCCTTGGTCTTGCTGAGCTTCCAGCCGGGAACCTCTTCGCCTCGCTCCATCACGGTCTTGGCGTGATCCTTCGCGTAGTCCCACAACTCCTTTTTGAAGATGTTGGCTGCTGCGAGGAACGCACCGAGACGGACAGGGTTGCTCACCAACTGATGCTTCATGTCTTCGAGCGTCAGCTTCGGCGCCTCGATGATCTCCAGCGACTCGGCGATGGGACGAACGAGTGCCGTGCAAGTGTTCTTCTTCGCGCACCAGCAGCAGTAGTCGCACGGGGTAGCAACCTTGTCCGGGTCATGGAAGTCCGCGAGCACCTCGTCCACGATGGCTTTCGCCTCGTCGAACGTGAACTCGAAGACAATCTCAGCCTTCTGGTCCGCGAACAGCAAGACGCACGTCCACTTTGGAACGAAGTATGCGTTCATGTTTCCGAGCGCATATGCAGCCATCTGCTCCCGGTAGTTGCGGATCTGACCAGACTTCAAGTCGAGAGACAACGACAGGTCAGGCACTCGGGCGTCTTCCGTCCCGGTGTGGTGCTCCATGCCGGGGACAACGACCTTCAGGTTATCCTCGTCGGTGACGATGTTGCTGTCGCCAGCGAATCGTTTTGTGGTCGCTACAGCCCACGTCACGGCGTCCTGCTCCTCGGGTTCGAGCGCATGCAGCGGAGACGAATCACCACCGAAAGCTGAGCGAAACGCTGCGTCCATACGCAAGCCCCTTGCCGCCGCCGGGGATGTCCCCGGCGACGACTCGAAGCAGGCGCATCCGCCACTGGCGACTGCCAATTTCGGCAGGCTCGATGGGCGAATGCTGGTGCTCACTTGGCTCCCTTGGCTACCGCCGCAAGGAACTTGTCCGGTGCAGCGACGATGCGTTTACGGTACGCTCCCTCAGACAGGTCGCGCCATGTCTCCAAGGTGCCAATCTGCTCCTTAGCCAGCAGGAAAGCATTGATTGCCTCCTCATGCGGACCAAAGGACTTGTTGAACTCCTCGTACCATGCCGGGGCGCCATCGTCCTCGACCAGTTCAGCCTCGATGACCAGAGGCTCCTCCTGCGCCTTTACGGGCGCTGCAGGCGCTTTGATCGGCGCCGGGGCACTGACGGGCGCTGACGTGAAGTCAACGACTTCCTCGGGCGTGTACATGCCTCCCAAAACTGCCGGGAAGACCGCCCGGACGCCTTCCGAGATCACTCGGGCGCGGAGCATTTGGCGAGGGTACTTTGCCCAGTTGTCCTTGCCTCCCAAGCCAGCAGCCTTGGCCCGAGCCGAGTCCCAGTCAATGCGGAGCGATCCGCCCTGAGCGTGAGAGAAGGTCGCGGAGACCTTGGTGTCGGTGTGGTCATGCCACTCGACCTTGCCGCCTGCCTGCTGGAAGCGAGCGAGCATCGCATCGGCTTTGAGCGATGCTTTGCCTTGAATGATGTGGTACTCGGCGGCAACGCTGCCGGGGTGCTTGCCCTCGGCTGCAGCTACGACCATTAGTGCCAACGCCTGATCGACAGTTTTCATGCCGAACAGACCCGATTTGGCGATTGATGTCGCCATGCGTTCCATGTCCGAAACGGACACGGGTGAAACAGTGAGTTGATTGCTCATGTATTTATTGGTGTGTGTGTTTGGGTTAGTTCGCGAGTGCGTCGATCACCGGGATCAACACGATGCCCACGAAGAGTATTGCGAAGCCGAGAACAATGACGATGTCAGTCCCGGTTCTGAGTGAAGCGAGGTCCGAGAGGACCAGCTTGAGATGGGTGAGGTTCATAAATGTATTTATTGGTGAGAGGCTAAGCGCCGGGCGCCGGGCGTCAATGCAATATTGTGCCATTTAGTTGAACTGATTTTCGGTCTTGAGCGAGATAATCCGGTGCAGGATTGCGAACCGGGTGATGTCTGCCGTGTTACGCAGCCCGAAAGCAGCCATCAGCCTGCCTCGGTGCTTCTCGACCGTTTTGACGGAGATGCCAAGTTCGTCGGCGGTTTCTTTGTTGAGGTAGCCGAGCGCGATGAACCCGGCGACCTGACCCATGCGGATCGTCATTGGTGGTTTTTTCAGTGTCATGTATTTATCTCTGATTGTGCGGGGACCGAGCCGCCAGCGCCCGGCCCCCACTGTTTGGTTTGTGTTGTGCTGGCGAAATTTAGATGAGTGCTATCTGCAGTGCGTCCTCGATCTTCTCGAAAGCCGCTTTGTACGCCTTGCTGTTTCGGCGCCCGGATTGCTTGGCAAAGATCTCGGCGAGGATCCACAAAGCCCTAGTGCTAGGCACCGCGCCGTGCAGAAGTTGGCTGCTAACGTCAGAGGCAAAGCCTTCGGTGTATTCAGCGGCATGCTTGACCTTGTCCTCGCCCAAGGCGGCGATGATGGCTTGAGCCTCCGAGCTTTCCTTGGCCTTACGGGCCTCGATGACGGGCGCGGCAAGCTCGATGCAATATTGACGGGTACGGGCCTTGCCCTCGTCGTTGACGCTGACGCCAGTCCCGGCGAACCACTCGACGTATCCGGGATCTTTATCGAACACGTCATAGACCGAGAGACCTTGGTACTTGCCAAACTGGAAGACGCTCCAGTCAGTCGCCTCGAAAGCCGCCTGCTTCTCGGCGCGGATGCGAGCGTACTCTTCGGCCTTGAGGCGCTCGATCTCGTCGAGGTCGAAGTTGATGCTGAGGTCATAGCCAGTCAACTCCTTGGCCTTGCGAAGCGCCTCATCACGATCAGTGCTGAGGTTCTGGTAGAAAACTTCTTTCTCGTCGCAGGAAGCTGCGACCCATTGACCGCTGCATCCCTGTGCGTAGCGAGTCTCGAAGACAAGCTGCTTGAGTGTGTAGAAACCGTTTTTGAACCCGGTGCTGATGAAGTAGCCGTTATTTTTCATTGATGTATGTATTGATGTTTTTGCTCTATTGAGCATGGAAAGTATTGCCTATGCCCGGGGGGGAGTCAACCTACTTTTTTACTCTGTTAAATGGGATATTTCGGATGTCCGGGCAGGGGATTGAACTCCGCCCGGACCCGTAACGCTACTCCTCGCCAAAGCGGTCCTGATGACGCTCCAGCGCCTCGCTCCAGCAACCGTACCACGGGAACTGGATTCCGTCCGAGAACTCGATGTAGTCATCGTACGCGATCCTGTACGTCAGTCCGCGCTCTTTGCAGTACGCCCGGAAGTCTCGGTAGTTCTCGTCAACCTTCCGAGTCAGCTTCGGCTTGCGAGCGTCCGCCGGGATCTCGATGTGGCACCCCGGCTTCACGCGCAACTCGTACACCTCGGTGATGCGAGCCTTGCGTTTAACAACCGGGTGCTTCTGCGATACCACGTCCCGGCTGATGCCGCAGACGTAGCTACGTCCCTGCACCAGTTGGAAGTGGTTGCCAGCAACGACGAGGTACACCTTGCGCTTGCGCCATGACGCTGACGCCTTGAGCCATTGGCCGAGCGTCTTGGCGCCATCACGCCAGTTGGGGACGTATGACACAGTGACGTTGCACAACTCGAACGCACTACGGAGGTGGTGCGTCTGACATCCAGTGATCTTGTTACGACCACTGACCTTACGAAGCAGTCTGGCGGCTTCGCCGGACTGCATGCCTGTTGCAGCCGACAATGCGGATGGTCCGCAGAATCGGTTGCGTTCTGCCGCGCACGTCCCGTGATTCACGGGACGCAGTCGGATGGTGGTGCTATGTTTTGGCATAACAGGGGTAATACTACTACCGCCCGGCATGGGGGTCAATACCTAATTTTACAGAGAAAAACCCCGGAGTTTCCTCCGGGGTCTTTTGTCAAACGACCGTTCGACTCACACGTTGTCGATTTTGCGTTTGAGCGTGAAGCTCGCCCGGTCATCGGTGTGGCGCCCGGCTCCACGTCCTAGTCCGATATTGATGAACCCGGACAGGAAGTAGAGCACCTTGTGGATGGTCTCCTTTTTCGGGTTGGAACCCGTCACGGTGACGTAGCTGTAAAGCGTGTCACCGAGCGTTTCGTGACGCACATAGACATCGTGTGCGAGTTTGCTGCGATCCAGCGCCTCGTTGAGCTTGGCGATGAGGATGCTGACGGCTTGGTTGTAAGCCTCCGGGGTGAGATCGGTGCGTCCCATTAGAAGAACCTCCGAGCGTCCCGGCGCCCTTTGTCATACGCACGGCGCAGAGCAGTCCCGCGCTTGTACGATGTGTTGCTTTTGCTGAATCCATCCCGGTAGCCCTGCGAGTACGCAAGGTTGTAAGCCAGTTCCGAGATACCTAGTTTTTCGTGTGGCAGTTTCATTGATGTATTTATTTGATGCTCTATTGAGCGTTGCCAGCATGGGGCTTTCACCCCATGCCGTCAACGTGTTTTTTAGCGCCTCAGGCGGACGCCTGCATGCGCCAGTTCCTCGTCTGTGGCCGAGTCCTCGGCGTCAACCGGGTACAGGTCGCTAAGGTCGATTAGGAACTTGTCCCAAGTGGCGTTGGCACCCGGAGCGCCGGGATGCACGATGTGCCAGACCTCGGTCAGATCGTAGCTGTACTTGATCGTGTGGTACTCGGGGCTAGGAATCGCGATCACGGTAGCCTCGTCCTCGTCTACGTTGAAGCTCTTGCCGTCAGCGTAGTACTTCCCGGTGAGCTTGTTTTTCAAGATCACGGTGCCTTTGCCGTTGAGTTGGACCGTTTCGAGATCGGACGGCTCGAAGTTGCGGTACAAGTTGCGGACCCGATCTTCGGTCAGAATCGAGGCGTAACGCTCGGTCGCGCCGAATGCCCATTTCTCAACCTCGACCTCTGGGTTGAACAGGCTAGGAAAACGTCCCACGTTTCCGAAGAACTTTCCCGCCTGTTTGCTGCGAACTTTGTACAAGACGTTGTGCGCGGCGGAATTCCCCGCGCCCGTTGTGGTGGTATGTGTTTCCATAACGAGTAGGACATTACCCCAAGCTGCTTGGGTTCGTCAACCGGGTTTTTTTGGGTGGTAGTCACTTTTTTTCGCCACTACCAGATGGACAGAAAAAAGCCCCGGAGGAATCGAACCTCCGGGGCACCGGGAAACGGTCTCTACGGGGCTTCTAGGCGGCTTTCCGGGCCTCCCGGCGAGCCTGTGCCTTGTCCGCCTCGAAGGCTGCTTTGGCCTCGTCCGCCTTGGCCTTGGCGTCGAGCCAGACGGCTTGAGCGGTCAGGAGGTGGCTGATGGCGGCTTCGGCATCGTCGAGGCTGAAGGCATTGCCGTAGCTGTTGGTGCCGTTGCTGCTCAGGATGCGCGTTGCGACATTCACGCCATTCGATGAGTTGAGGCAACCGAACTCGGACCATCCGACGATCTTGTCAACGGCATCGATGGCAAGGCTCAGGTCGTACTTGGCGTCATTTCGGAACGAGGCGAGTTGGCGGACGTTGCGCGAGGCGACCTTGATCGTCTCGGCTTTGGCGTCCTCTTCGCGAACCTCTTTCAACGGCTTCACGCTCCACTTCGAGACACGGGGCTTGAGGAAACGAAGCCAACTCTCATGTCCCCTACGGACGTTGAGCAGGTGATTGTACTCGACCTTCTCGGGACTGTTGTGCCTGAACTTCCAACCCGGATCAACGGGCTTGGCGTTGGACTGGAGGTACTCCTCGCTGAGTACGATCTGCGCCTCGGCAATGCATTTGGACTGCTCGAACGGGAGGTGTCCCGATCCTTTGCAGACGCCCTCGAACTGGTGCCAGTGGATTTGGTACCCGTGCTGAGCTAAAACGCCGCTCGGGAGTTTCTGTAAGGAACCGCAAAGTTGGCAGGTTCCGTAGTGGGTGGCTTTATTTTTCA